TAAATCCTAACCGCCTTTTAGGCATAAATTTAAAGATATGACAAAAGAAGAATTAAAAGCAAAGGTTGCCAAGCAACAAAGTATTATCAATGATGCTAACAATCAGATTTGTTCTGATGTGAAGGAGTACATCGAAAGTCTACCATACAAGGTTGGTGACAAAGTGAGCTGCTCCAGATGTGATGTTTGTTGGATTGCAAGCATTATTCCAGAACGAAATTGCGCAAGATATTCTGGCATGATTGAGGTAAGAATCAACCCTGCTAAGAAAGATGGCACTCGCTCAAATAAAGAGTTTGTACTATGGAGTACGGAAATTGATAGTATCAAGAAGATTGATTAACAGCCTTTGGGCATAAATAGTAATTATATGAAATTAACAAAAGAGCAGAAAGAAATATTTTCTAAAATTGCTGATATTAAACAGGTCATTCTGAGTAACCATTTTGATATAAGTGATTTGACAGAACAGTTGATTAGCACACTTCCTTTTAAGGAAGGCGATATTGTGTTATATTATAAAGATGAGCCTTATATGGTTAGCAAGATTGAGCCTTGGGACGAAGGCATGGACACTTCTCATACATATCGTTATTATGGCAATATACATCTGGTTCTTAACAAAATATGCAAGGATGGCCATCCATCTAGAAGAAACCAAGATAATTATCTATTATGTTCTACTGATATCGAGAAGTTTAAACTTGCAGAAGATGGCAAGACAATTCGTTTGTAACATAGTTTAGTAATCATCCTGCAAAGGATATAAATATAAGTAATATGGAAGATTTTCAGAAAAGAATGCTCGATAAGCATAGTGAGTTAAAAGACCGTTGGACAAAGCTGAATGCAGCTTTAGCTAAAGATGGTTTCCGTGAAAAAGTTGGAGACTATCAGTTTAAATTGATGAAAGAGCAGTCATTGGGTATGAAAAAGTACTATCTCGCTTTAACTGCTCGTTTGACAGATATGGGTTTATTGAATGGTGGCGCAATGCCCGAGAAGTAACTAACCACCCTCTCCTGCAAAAGGGAGAGGGTAAAAAGAGAAGAGAATATAATTATGACTTTAATGAATTTACAGAAAGAAATTGTTTCTATGATTGCTAAGTGTGGTTCAGAAACTCTTGTTGTTAGAACAGACAGCCAGAGTTGGATAAGAGATATAAAATGTCTAAAGCACGATAATATTGATGGTAGAGAAATGGTAATCATTGATTGAGGAGGAATAGATATGGATTTAGCAATATGTTTTGTGGCATTTGTTCTTATTGGAATAATGGTAAGTATTGACAATATAGCCAAAGAGCTTTCGAAAATAAGAAAAATATTAGAAGAAAAGGAGGAATAGTTATGGCACAAGAAGGATGGATATGCCCTAGATGCGGAAAGGTAAACGCACCTTGGGTAATGCAATGTTCCTGCAATACGAACACTCAGATATTACCTAAAGTCGGTGCTCCTTACTATGAAGGAGACCAAGCAACGTGTAACGCAAAGGAGGGAAAGTAATGAGCAAAATTAAGAAATTATTAAGTCAAGCATTCAGTCAGCTTGATGAATACAATAAAGGTGGTGCTACTCAACATAACCTTCTTTGGAAGGCTATGGGTAATATCGAGGATGCACTTAAAGAGTTGGAGGACTAATATGACAAAGCAAGAAGCAATGGCTTTCGCTATCAGCGTAGGAAAGCCGATAAGACACAACTCATTCTCAAAAGGTGAGTTTGTTCGATACAAAGGAAAGGAGTTAGTTGACGAAGAAGGAACTATCCTTCCTCAACAAGAGTTTTGGGCTATCCGTTCAGGTGGCTCTTGGGAGAATGGATGGGAAGAATATAAAAATGATTGAGTATGAACAGAAATCAAGCAAGGGAGTTGCTGCCTATTATTCAGGCATACGCAGAAGGAAAGGTAATACAGATAAACCAACCTATAGTTGGATGGAAAGATAATAATGAACCATTATTCAATGGTGACTCTAGTTCTTACCGCATCAAGCCAGAACCAAAGTACCGCCCATTTAAGAACGCAGAAGAATGCTGGGCAGAAATGCAAAAGCATCAACCGTTTGGGTGGGTAAAAGACAGAAATGGTAGTAAATTCGTAATTGAAAATGTAGATTCAAGAGGTTTTGTCGAAGTTTATGATGATGGTACATGTTCTTTTAAAGAAGTGTTTGAAAATCGCACATTTGCCGACGGAACTCCATTCGGTGTAAAAGTGGAGGAATAGGTTATGATTCAAATACACAAACACGACAAGGGGGAATTGTATTCTATATATGGTTTCTTTATTGACCCCAACAAAGATGTATGGGTTGACAAGAAACAACTTATGGAATTATACAATGAGATTAAGAAAATAAAAGATAAGGAGGAATAGTTATGGCATGGGTAGCAGTAACAAAACAAGGAAGAGAATTTATCTCAATGTGTAAGCCAATAAGAGTGACGGATGAAGATAACTATTATGGTTGGAAAGATACATTTACTGAGATTTCTCTTTATAGTGGCAGCATCAATAAACTCATCGGAAGGGAATTATCTTGGAGCGATGAGCCAGTAGAACTTAAATAAGAATAATATGATATTCTATAGATTTGGTGAAATACCTAAAAATGAGAAATCATGTATTTGGAAAGGTGAAGAAAAAGTTGGGGAAGAATTAGGAGTTTCGGTTTATGAAGCTCATAAAAACATTAATGGGTTATATTCTCCAGTTTTACCTATGCCTACTAATACGAGCGCACTTGATACTTTTCTCCATTTAATAAGATATTATAGTGGAAAGAAATATTTAGTAAAAGGTGATGTTCTTCCATTTGTTGGAACAGATGGGGAACCCCTTATCAAAAATGTAAAAATATTAAAAGAATTATAGAGTATGAAGAAGCAAATAATCTTAGACGAACAAGATATTAACGAATTTCACGAGGATGCAGACCATCTACGTTGGCTATATAACAGAATGGTGTGTCAGCATGGTGAAAGCGTAAGCTTTGATTATATGCGCCGCTTTGTCAAGATATTCAATAAGTTAAAGAATTTATAGCGTATGAAAATAGAAATTAAAAGAGTAACGGACTGGCAGCGTGTAGTGGATGCAGCTCGGTTCACACAAGGTAAGGAACCGCTGGGACATGAGCCTAGCGATGAGTTTAAGAAACAGATGATTCTCAGCGAGCATTCACCGCTCAGGGAATTGGAGTTCGATATTAAGATGTATGGCATACCATATTGGGTGAGCAATCACTTTGTTCGCCATGTTCATGCACAGCCATTCGTCTCCACATCACGACCAGATATTACTGGCTCCAAGGTATCACGTCACGATATGCGTCAGGATGATTTGGTCAACTTGCAGCTATCCCTCAATGCTCAGGAGATTATCAATATCTCGAAGTTGAGACTCTGCAACAAGGCATCCGAGGAGACGAGAGAGGTGTGGTATAAGGTTCTTGACGAGGTGACACGAATTGAACCTTTGCTTGCATCCGCTTGTGTTCCTCAATGTGTTTATAGAGGTTTCTGCACTGAGCCGAAATCATGTGGCAGAGATAAGATAAGCATGTTTCCCATCATAAGAAAATTCTACAAAAATCTTGAAACATACCAAAGCAACCAATGAAGAATCCTAAATATATCGTTAACGAATATGTCGGTGGGCACTTCGAGTACATAACTCCCTGCCCATTCGGCATCCAAGGCAAGTACACCAACGAAATACTATATGTAGGTAGCCTTGCTTGCCAGCGATGCGAGCACTTCCGAGGTATCAACAAAGAAGATGGTATCGTATCTTGTGGAATCGAATAGTTTTAAGAGTGCAGCCTATCTGCATTCTTCTTAATAATTAATCAAATTTTATATATGAATACAAAGAAAATCTCAATCATTCAGCGTATCAAGGAGAAGTTCCTTGGTAAGCAGTTCTTTATTGCAGTAATCGCTAACAAGGGAACCAGTTCCTACTTCGTCAACTCTACCATCTACCGCTCAGAGAAGGAGGTGAAGGCTTACAAGAAATACATCACCACAGACGAGCGTATGAAACAGAGCTTCGATTTCGTAGGCTATTACGGTTTCCGTTCAAAGTTCGACTTCCGCATTCCTCTTAGCGGAAAGCCAGTATCAGTTGAAGAGGCAAAGAAACTGGCAGAGAAGTAGTATGGGAAAGTTGATAGACCTTACTGGACAGCGTTTCGGCAGATTACTCGTCTGCCGAAAATCTGATAAAGAGAACCACCAGCATGGTGCGTTCTGGATATGCAAGTGTGATTGTGGCAGGGGTTGTACGGTTCTAGGTTCTGCTCTTCGTGACGGACGAACCAAATCATGTGGCTGTTACCGCTCAGAGCGAGCATCTGCCATCATAACCAAGTATGGCAACCGCAATGGCAGACCAAAGCGGAAAGAGAAAGTTAACGGATAATATACATTTTATCACTTTTCATATTATATTTGCAACATGAAATTCAAGTATTTAATAGATAAAGTCAATGGTTTCAGACACCGCAACGATTTTGTGGTACTAGACGGAAGAGCCAACTCGGTCACGCTCTCCAAGGGCATCTACGACCACATCATGCAGAAGGAGCGAACAGACAATTCCATCTTCGTGTTCAGGTTATCTGACAGAGGTACATACGGATTCTGCATGCGTGAGGACTGGGAAGAACTTCGCAAAGCCAACACCGTCTTCGCTCAGCTTCAATTCAATCAGAAGTATAAGAAGGTAGGTTTCAGAAGTGACTACCCTTCCATCACCGCCATCCTTGATGATTACAATCTTCCGCTCAACAAGATGGTTCGTCTTACTTGCATCCCACGCAAGTCACAAAAAGGAGAACCCTATTACGAAATCATGCGACCAAACTCAAATTTAAGCACATGGCAACAAGACAAGAAGTAATATTTCAAGGCTTGACTCACTCTCCATCCGACTATAATTGTCAGGATGGGGAGTTGGCAACCAGCCTCAACCTCATCAACGAGGATGGGGCACTCCACCCTATCCACCAGCCAGTAGTAGTAGAGCAGAACATCACGCTGGATTCAGGAGACACAATAGAACTGGTTCATAAGGTAACACACGATGAAACGATTCACTCTCACTACATCATCCGTAAATCAGATGATACTTGGTACTGGCTAGAGAAAAGTGGAGACGGAACCAAGAACACCATCAACCTCAACGGATTCCACGTCAATGCCGTCACAGCAGTTGGCAATATCTTATGTTTCATAGGTGACGAGAAAACAATGTACACATATTGGAAAGGTAGCAACTACACAAGTTTCGACCTTTCTTCACTTAGCTATAGTGCAACAATCACCAATGTTAAGTCTGAGAAATGTGATGTATCAATCAACCTTGGCGATGATTGGGATAATGCTTTTGAGACGAACAGACACTTTAATAATAACGTAGATACTTCTCTCAAAGGCGCATCTATCATATTCAACGCATTTGATTCACTTATCAACAAACGACTAAACGAAAAAGGCAAGGAGTACTTCAAATATACAGTTTTTGGAGTATTGGCTATCAAGTTATATGATGGAACCTCACACATAAATATATCAAATCCATTCATCCTTGCGCCTGAAACATCATTCAATAAGTTTATCTGGTATCAGGAAAAGAAATCTGTAGGCACAAGCACAAGTCTTCACACCCACACCATAAATGTCAGCATGGATATACCCGAAGGCTTGGAAGACCTTATTCTTGGTGTAGATGTTTATCTGTCCCAGCCTGAATCTTTTATTGATACAGAAAAAAGAACTAGAGGTATTTCACGAAATAATTGTTTTCTTTGGAATAACAAAATGGCATCAGGTGTGAATTGTGATGCCTTCCAATATTTGTCAGAGGAAGATATTTATCAGTCGTTTGAAAACAAATCCTTCTATCTAAGTGCCAGTATCAGCAAGGAAAAGCTAGGCACAGATATACAACTCAAACGAGTTTTACAGACAGAAGAAAGTATTTCTTTGGCAGACTTCAAGCGAGACACTTTTGGCGGCAAGTGCTCTATTACATACAACAACCGATTGCATATAGGAAACGTAAAGAAGACCATCTATAATGCTTTCGATACAGATATTTTCTCCAAGAGAAAAATTTCAAATGCACAGCTATGCCTAAATGAGTATGTAGATGTTGCAACTAGTAGCACCGCTACCACCGATTATATTTGCGATGCAGTCTTCAAGGTAAGCATCAGCGAAAATAGCATCAAACGAGATATATACCACAAGGGGAAACTGCAATATCCTATCTGCCCTATCTTGGCATATCCCAACACGCTTGCTACGGCAATGACTATCTATTTTCACTTACCGAAGTATGACAAGTATTATTCCAAGAGGGTAAGTTTAAAGCCTTCCGATACATTCGGTATGTCTTACTATATCAATATCAGTAAGAATCGTACCACTCCTATCGCAGTTGATAGACAATCTTCTGGTTCTTTGGATAATCAAGGTTTTGGAGGAAGAGTTGATGCGCCTACAGAAGAAGAAAAAGCTGAGTTGTCTGATTACATGTACCTATATCACGATGATGCTGGTCTTCCTGCTTTCATGCAAATATACCGCCATAAACTCCTTAAAAAGGATTCATCAGGTGGAACAACGAGAGCAGGAAGTCATAGAGGTGGTAGTTTTGGAAATCAAGGTGGAACGGTCATTTCATCTTCATATTATTGGGACAACACACCAATAGATACAGGTGACTTCACAGAGATAACCAAGGAAGAATACGATGCTGCTTTAAGTAATGTCGTGAGCCAAAAATATATCACACAGCATCCAAACGTCATAAAGGTTAGCGAAGCCGAGAATCCTTTGGTATTCCCAGCAGCAAATTCTGTTCAGGTAGGTTCTTCTATCATCAGCGCACTAGCCGCCAACACCCGACCAATCAGCGAAGGTCAATTTGGTGATGCTCCAATATACGCATTCACCGATGAAGGTGTATGGGTAGTCATGTTGACTGATACAGGAACATATCAGTCACGACAACCAGCTTTACGTGAAATTTGCTCCAACCCTAAAGGCATTTTGCAGATTGATGATGCAGTTCTGTTCCCGACAGAGCGAGGAATCATGATGCAGCAAGGAAGAGAGTCTGTTTGTCTTACCGATGTACTGGATGATTATCCTTTCGATTTTCTATCCATTTATTCACATTCAACAAAGGATAAGACCTATCCGAATAAACTCCTTGCACTAGGTAATATTCCTGAGTCAGATGTGAAGTATGTCCGTTTCCGTAAGTATCTCGAAGAAGCTGATATGATTTACGACTATTACGATAGCCGTATCATAGTGTTCAACCCAAACTATACTTATGCTTACGTTTACTCTTTGAAAAGCAAGATGTGGGGAACCATGCACAATGTCTTCAACAAGCGAGTAAACATATATCCAGAGTCATACGCTACAGACAAAGCAGGAAACATACTCGATGTGTATGTGAAGGAGCCAACAGAGAATGTTCCATTCTTCCTATGTAGCCGTCCTTTAACGCTTGGTCAGGATGCCTATAAGACCATGTTCGATTGCATTACAAGAGGATATTTCAGCAGCATTCAGGCAGGAAAGTGTGGAACGGTTCTGTTTGGAAGTAATGATTTAGCTAATTGGTATTACGTTGGTTCTTCTGTAAATATGTATCTCAGAAACCTTGTCGGTTCGCCATACAAATATTTCAGGCTTGCGCTTATGGGCAATCTTGCCCCAAAAGAATCTATCAGCGCACTATCTACAGAATTCCAAACAAGATTACAAAATAAACTCAGATAATTATGGCAGAATATACATTAACCGACTTCGATAAATACAAGGTTGAGCAAGGTGCATCCTTGGGAACGAAAATAGATGACAAGATAGTTCTATCCACATGTATCAACATTTATCCTTTAGGTACAAATATGTACATGGGATATGTGATATTCAACAACAACTTATACCAGTTGTTCTATTTCGACTCAGACGGAAATCTCTATAATCTGAATAAAACTAAAGTAGGTGTTGCCTATATTGTAGACTCCACCATCAAAAAGACAACTGGAACAAAACTCGTCAGAGAAACTTCTTCCGATGGCACATCAAACGCTCGCCCATTCCCTAGAAACAGAATAGCAACCACATCAGAAACAGGTGGAACAGAAGAAAGCGACAAAACAGAGGAAATCTTCTCCATCGCTACTCTACAGCCTAGAGAAGAAGTAGCCGCAAGTTGCTTGCAGTCTATGCTCCAGCAGTATGAAAATCCACTCAACATAGACAACACCAAGATTAAACAACTTGTAAGCAAGTCATTCTTGTTTGCTCAGGAGTTCATCAATCAGGCTGTTCTTTATCGTGAGAAGGAGACAACATCGGCAACCGTTGAGAACAACAAGTACGCATCAGTTGATTCTGATTCTCTCAGCAGCGACACCGATAAACTGCTCTACAACATAGCTACAGCTATCAACAACTTTATCGCTCAGGATAAGAATCAGTATGCCGACCAGCAGAAGAACGGATTGAAACTGGCTGCTACAGACGTAAATGTCAAGACCTTACCTGAGAGTATCAATATTAATGCTGCTGTTACTGGTTCGGTAACTACCAAGCAGGAGTCCACGTCTAGTGGAACATAAACTTAGATAAATATTTTTTTTCTATATAAAAAATAAAGGGAAGCAGTCCGTGATGGATAGCTTCCCTTGCTTTATCTTAGCCTTAAACGACTAATCATTTAAAATGGATGCAAAGCGATTCTTGCTCTAACAGCCGAGCGGTTGCTTGCATCCTTAATCTTCTGTTTTTTATCCTCAGCGAGTGCCCAGAACCTATCAGCACCATCAGGAAACACAATCATTAACCATTCATAAAGGCATTGGTTCACGATATAGTCATGCAAGTAGACGGTCATGGTATGTACACTTGTCTTAGAAAAACCTTGCGGCATCCTCATCGCCAAGTAGTAGGCATCCTCATCGTTGGTAGGCGAACCTATACACTCTTCCCACTCGTTGGAATCAAAGCCGCCACCGAGCATTTCCACCTTGGTGAAACGGAAAAGCATTTCTCTGCAATCCTCTACTGCTGAGTCTAGAATCCTTGCTAACTTATCTCGGTTTCCTTCCTCTGATACGTCAAACACATTCTTTAATTGTTTTGCATCTATACCTTTCTGCTTGGAATAAGAATCAGCAAAAGAAAAAGCAGTATTCTTGATGTCATATACCAACTCATTCTTTTCCAACTCTATCATCACTTTATATCCTTTATTACAATACCTCATATCCTATCCTCCTATCTTGTTGGTCTTTTACGTGTATAAATGATTGCGTCAATCTTTAGCAGCAAAACGTTTGCCTTGGAGAGATAATCTTCCACCTTATCCTTATAGACTACTGAACACCATTCTGCTACTATTTTGTTGACTACATAACTAAAAACCGTTGATTCTAAGGTCTTAAATAAACTCTCATTAAAAAGGCTGCTTACTCTCAGACCAAAGACCTCGTTGCTGCCTGAGTCACACTTCTGCCATCCAAGAATACTCTCCAAGGCTACGGAAACATCATCAATGGAATCTTCCCAAAATCCTTCCAGCATTTCTCTATCAGCTTCCGTCACAAACACTTGGTCATACAGACTTTTTCCGTTTTTATCCAAGTTCTTTCCTCCTATGTAGGCAGTAGTCTTTGCCACCTCCTCATAGATGTCACTTTTCGTGATTGTCAATGTGAAATTTGCCATTCTTTATCTTTTTATAGAGTTTATAACCTAATACGATTAGCAGCATGCAGAGTGCTCCAAAAGACCATACTGCATACTTCAACTGAAACTGCTCCCACTTGGAGAGTTGTTTTTCTACTGGGTAGGGAACTGGGATGGAGTCTCTTTTCAGGAAGGAATCCACCTTCACCTTATACACATTTTTATAAATGCTCTTCTCATGCCATCGGTCAAGAAAGCAAGTATCTCCCTTCTGTCTGAGGAAGATTGAATCACGCACAAAAACGCTGTCAGAAGTATGCAGCGTATCGTGTTTTACTACGTACCGACATATAACTTTTTCCATCGGGACGTATTTTGTCTTGCATCCCGACAGAAGAAAAGCCACCAGCAAGATACCAATCACGTAGAGTGCTACTTGCCAAAAATCAGTATCGTACCATTTTACTTTCATAGGCTAAACATTAAAGACCTTCTTTGCTCTTGTAAGAAACTTTCGTCTTGATTTCAAGCCGTTGGTTCCACCATTGATTGTCTTGGTAATAGCCACGAAACTATCACTATCAGCCAGTTTGTTCAGGTCATGTTTCCACCACCACCACATAGCACTCTTCGTTGCTCCTAGCGGAAGCTCCAGCAACTGAGGATTCTCCATGATGTCACCAGTGCAATACTTGCTGTTCTGATAAGCCTGATAGTTGGCTCTGCCAGTAATCTGAATCAATCCCCTACCCCGATACTTGTAGCCATCACCATCTTTAAGGTTGCCGAGCATGTTCTTCAACTTGCCCACATCATACCTATGGAAGTAGTCCTTGTTGCCGAGTTCCTTGGTGTATCTCAGTTCACCACTTTCATGTGCAATTTGAGCCAAGAAATGAGCCATTCGCTTAGGAGTATCAATATGGAACACCTCAGCATAGCCATTGATATAAGGAAGAAACGCATCCACCTTATCCTTGGCATTCGGCATAATAGCCAAAATCTGTTCTCTTGTTACCTTCATATTACTTGCCCTCCTTCACTTGTTTCAGCATACTTGCGAGTTCATCCTTCACCTTGCTCTCAAAGTTGCCTAGTTTTGTCTTGAAATAAACGTTTACCCCGAATATTGCTCCAGAGTAAACCAATGTCTGACTGACATACCACAGCACACCATCAGACACTACATAATTGTTGAGAAAGAATGATAGGAATGTGAGTACAACACCACTCACTAGCATTCCTATAGCTGCACCATATTGCAATCCTTCACGTACATTTGGAGTCATATCTTATGTTTATATATTATTAATAATATGCAAAGATAAGAAATGATTCCCAATTAGTTACTTTATCCGTTTATTGTGTGCCATATTTTGCTGGTAGGATGCAAGAAGTCAGGGTCTTGCAGATACTCGATAGCCATCAAAACCACCATTTCCTTCAACTCATCAGCATCTTTGCTATATCGCTCCAGCATCACATGATGGTCACTTCTCATCAGGTTCATAGTTACCGCCAAGTCATGGATGGTATAGTCAGAAATATCATCCTGATGCTTGTCAAAGGCTTCTCTTATCTCATCATCCGTGAAGAAAGGAGCCATGTGCTTTGTTCCATCTGCATCCTCATACCACATCTTGCTGATAGCATCATCGGCAAAGTGCTTGTCAAAATGCTCTTCGCTCAACACACCATACACCATCGCACAAAGATGATGTTCCTCCACATCGCTCAACTTGCATGAGAGATACTTGCCGACTGCCTTAGCTATAGCCAACATCTGTTCAGGAGCCATTTCCTGCTGATACTTTTCTACGAAATCTACGAAATTCATACCTATACAAATTAAAAGTTTATGATGTTGCAAAGATACGAATATCTTAAACGCAGCACCATAAACTCGTAGACATTTCTGTAGCTATCTGAATATCAGACAAATACAGTTACGATAAAAACACCTCCTTTCTTTATTCGTCCTTAAATCTGGTTCTCTTCTCTCCACCCCTCGTCCAGATGTCGCTTTTCTTGCGTTTCGCCACCTTTCCGATAACGTCATTCTCGTAAAGTTCGGGCTTATTCTCCCTACCTTGGGTCTCTGAAGCAACACCACCATTCGGGTTGCCACCTTGGCTGGCATCAGGTTTCCCATTGCCATACCATTCCTTGTCACTTGGTTTGTCTGCAATCATAACTATAAACTATTAACTATAAATTATAAACTAAGCAGCAAGCGGTGGGTTCTGTCCGTCAGGACTCACTCCCTGACCGCTCATCATCTGCTGCAACATCGCCTGAGCCTTCGGATTGCTCTGTGATGCCTGAGCAATTTGTGCTTGAAGCTGAGGAGAGAATCCTTGTGGAGTCTCACCATTCTGAATGGCTTGCTGGTTGGATGCAACCGATTGCAGCAACTCCTCTCCAAATGGGAAATCTCCTACTTGCAGCAACTGCTCCAGCGTGATAGCCTGATTCTGCCACAAGGTCATAAGGAACTCATTTGCCATCTGTCTGTATACAGGAGTAGCCGTACTTTCCGTGATGTTGATGTCAAACTCCACGTCTCGTATCTTCTTAGGGTCATAGCGCACAATCTGTCCTGCCCTACCAACGATATTGAAGTTGCGAGCCACATCATAGTACTGCTGCATATTCTTCACGGTCTTATATGCTCCATCAATGATAAACTGGCTGAAAGTCTCCAAAATATCAAGCAGCGACATGGTAGCATTCTGTGTCTGCTGGGCATAGAGCGAACCGCTCGTACCTGATACTCCTGGTTTACCTTGCAGCGCACCATTCACTCCCGATATATCCTCGAAGAACTTCAACTGATAGCTGAGCAAATCACCGATACCGATATTCGTAGAGTTGTTCGCCACTTGCTGAGGAACCTGACCACTCTTGTTTGGCTTGTATCTCACCACACCATTGAACCTACTCCACTCATCGCAGAAATCATCCCAACTCATATCATCAGGCAGACAATCCTCAGGACAGAGCAGCACACCCTTGGCACTCGCCCTCATGATGAAGTCATACATCGTGATAAGTCGGTTCACGTATCTCTGCTGGTCTATCACATCTTCCACGAAGCTGTGTATCTCACCATCAATGAACGGATAGAACTTAAAGCAGTACGGATGCTCACCATGAGCATAAGGGGTCTCGCCTTCTCTCAGAATATCACCGAAAGGAGAAAGATAGTAGAAATGCCAGTAATCATCCATAAACCACTCGGCATCAATCAGAGGAATATCCTCTTCCAGCATGCCAGCAGCCATACCTCGTCTGATTCTGTCTCTGTTCTCTGCATCTACAATATCAGCCTTATCCTCAATGTCGATTTTGAAATCATCGCCATTGTTGTAGTCGTGGCATCGGTATCTCGGTTTACTCTCCTTGCGCCAAACCTCAATCACTCGGCAGAGTGAAGGGTTGGAAGGATTCATAAAGTCGATAGTCTTAGGGTCGAACTCACCGAATCTCTGGGTGCAGTCTGCAATCACGAAATCTCGGTTAGCCGCCAACCGGTATATCTCCTTCAACTTACGAGCCTCAGCAGGAGACTTGGCAAACTCTCTCAGCACGTTGCCGATGGTAATGTCATGCACCTCACCCAAACAACTCACGTCCCAACCACGGAAATCCCTCATATTGTTGTCTATGAAGAAATTGTTCGGATTCACGTAGTCAGTCCAGCAATCCAACCTGCCTCTTCGCCATCCATACTTTTTCTTATAGATAGCAGCACCGCTTATCAGGAACTCTTCCATGGTTCGTGCATCCAGTTCCGTCTCTCGGTTCAGTTGTCGGTTACATTGCAGCACCACGCTCATGGTCTCACCATATCGTTTCTCATCCTTATCTCTGGCATTGCAGGTAGGTTCCTTGCTCTGGGAGCGATATACACCCAGCACATTCTTCACCAACCTACGGATAAGGTTGTTCTTCAATGGTTCGCTACCCTGCTCACGGATATAGTCTTCCTCCTTGATACGCTTTTTAAAGCCACACTTGCTTTTGAACTCAATGGTATCGCCCCATTGGTCTCCATAGCAGTATCGCTTGTTTCTCAGTCTTCGCTTTCGGAAGTTATCCATGTTGTTGTAGTATCGTTGAGCCTCCAGCAAGATTGAGAAGGCACGCTCGTATGGCTTGTCAAATCGGTTCTTGGATGCCTTCACGCTATCCAGTTCTTCCTTGTCAAGCACCCTACTCAACGATAGCAGTTTGGTTTCTTCTTTCTTCTTTGCCATAATTTATGATGTTGTAGGTTCAACAATATGTGCCAACTTTCTAGCCACTCCAAGGAATCCGCTTGCAGTATCGGTATCGCCAAGGCTGATACAAGTGAGATAGCCAGCCATGTATAAGATGGAATCTTTCAGGACGGAAGGCAGACTGATTTTCTGTTCGGTAGTGATAGATGGAACCTGAACGTAGATGAATGCCAATGTAGCATCCTGCTTTTTACTAGTATATAGTTCGATACTCTTGCCGTTAGCCGTATGCACGATAGCCGCAATCGGTCGCTCAGGATTTCCCCTAACTCCATATTTGCAGTTCTGATACTTGTAGGCATCATCACTCTCTGAAATGATTTCAGCAGGACGGTTCCAGCCTTCTGCCTTCACAGAAAGTATTCTCAGCATATCGGTAGGCAAGACCATCTTACCCACGTAATAGCCGTTGCTATCCGTCCACGTTACAGCATTCTTACACGAAGTACCTTCCACCTCAGGAGCATCCGAAAGAATGATTCTTGCTGCATCTACGATTTTACTCTCAATAAGTTCTGCTTGCGAGAGTGTATCAGAATCGCTAGGAGCCAGCAAACCAGCAGACTCTTGGTTTCTATCCAAGAGCACCTTCACCTCTTTCACTAAATCAGATACAGCATATTCTACCATTACTCTAAACCTTCTAGTTCAACACCATTTTCTTTAGCAATCGCCAAGATGTCTTCCTTGGTCTTCATCTTGGAACGGCTCACACCATAGGTCTCAGCCAGATAGTCCTTGGCATCCTCAACGTCTGTCACTACGTGGGTCTTCTTCTCGTCAGCCACTTTCTTCTTTGCCTTGGCAGCAGCCTTCTTCTTGGCTTCCGCAGCTTCCTTCTTCTCGTCAATACTCTCCACCAAGAAGAACTTGTCGTTGAACCAATAATGAGACTCGATAGCCTTCTGTACCTTCGGGTCTCTTGTCATATAGACACTACTTCCCATGGTCTTACCCTCAAAAACAATACGCATTCGCTCGTTACCTACCATAACGCTGAATGCTAAATCCGAACCAGCTTGATATTTCTTAAACATGATTATACCTTATTTATATAAGTGTTACTAAAAAAGGGATGGGGCTAGTGCCCACACCCCTCACTATTTAATGAATAATTTGCAATTCTACCTGCTTTTAGGCAGCAGCCTTGGTTTCCTCTGTATCAGAAAGGCTATCTGTTTCAGGAACCTCAGCAAGGCGCATACGAGCGTGTGCCTTAGGGTACTTCAAGTACAGACAAGCTACCTCCTGAATAACTACTGCATCGGTGTTACGGATGCCAGCCTTCTTCAAGTCGAGCACGTTTCGAGTCCAAGACAAGTGTACTCGCTTAACCAAGAACTCAGGGTCAAGGGCAAAGCCGCAGTCGCTCATGCCGAAGATGTCAAACAACTCAGAGTGAATCATCAACACCTCACCGAAGTCAGTCTCCCAACTCTTGAACTTCAAGTCCCAAACCTCAACGGTGTCCTTCAAGCGGAACTTGTCAGAATCAATCTTACTGAATGCGCTCACGAAATCTGAACCAGCGATAATCACCTTGCGCTTGTTGCCGATACCAGTACCAACAAACAAGTCTTTTGAAATGTCAACCAACTCCAAATCAGTAATCACTCGTTCATTCTTGCCGTAGCCCTTCTTAATATCGTCAGCAGTAGCAACATGACCTACCTCAATATCCTTACCAGCCATCCACCAAATACCCTTGGTAAACCACTGGGCAGAGTTGTTCTTGGTAGTATGCTTGATACAAGCCATATCACCGAAGAGATAAGTACCTTCCATCGCAAGACGCATATCATAGATACTATCCTCCTCGATGTCAGAGAAATCCCAGTCTACTCGCTTAGCTGCAATCTTATTAAAGGTACTCTCCTCTACCTGAATCATGAAGTTCTGGCAGTACTGAATCTCAGAATCAGGAAGGTTGTTGAAACGACCTGTCTGTACATCCAACTCACCGCAACTCTTAGCCATACGGATAAGTACCTGACCCTTCTTCAAAACAGGAATGCCGATAGCCTGCTTGCTGACCAACTCACCATTTACAGCATACACAATAGGATAACCCTCTGTATCTTTACCGCAAACGCAAAGTTCCAAATCAGGAGTAGGAGCATCTGTAATTGTTGAATAGGCAACACCCTTATAGTTGGTAATAGCCTTCACACCCACCACTCGGATGGTATCATCCAAAGTAAACATTTCAGGGTCTTCTACCTTCAATACCATAGATGTACCAGTACTCTTCGTGGTATCCTCCTTGACGGTTGTCTTGATAGGACGTGTACCGATACTCCAATACTCAACTACAAACGAACTAGCAGGCTTGGTTGTCGCATAGCGTGAAATCTGGTCAACTGGAGTAGCCATCGGACGAATCTTGGTAATCTTGTCGTTGATGTCGTTCTCATAGAACTCCGTACCATTCTCGTTAAAGTGCTCACGACCTTTTCCCTCAGTAGCGATACCATCATCCTGACGAGCCGCACCACCATTGCCAGCATCATTGGCAGCAGTAGCACCACCAGCTTCCGCAGCATGACCACTCTCGGTAGTACCGCCATCAGGCAGAGCCGCCTCAGCCATGATAACCTGACCATTCACTCCAAAAATAACTGCCATAACCATCAGGAAGACGGAAAGCAGCCGATTAAATGTACTTTTCTTCATTGTTATCCTAAATTAATTAAACATTATATATTATCTTTTTACCTTTTCTCATTATCGAATGTGTGTTCTCTTCTCGTTGCCACGCTGCCAGATATTACCCCTACGTGATATTCTACCAACAGCACCAAGGTCAGGCTGATTATCCGTAGGCTTGGTCTCCGCATTGGCAGAATCAAGGTCGGCAGTACCATCACCCTTCTTTCTCAGTTCAAGGTTCTTGACGTGCTTGCTGTTCTTGCCACGAACCTCACCTTCATGGGCAGCATCAGCCACATCAGTATCATGGTTCTTAGCCTTGATGAAAGCAGTAATCATTTCCTCTGTAAACTTGCCAGTCACCACATTGCGCATAGTCTGAAAGCACTGGTCAATTGCATCATTCACAGCTTCCTCGCCATACTTCTCTTCCAACTTGTCGAAGACCTCATAGCTGGAAGGCATATTCTTGTCATACTCCTCCTGCAATTTCTTGCCGTTGGCAGCATTCTGCAAGAACTCCGACTGAGCCGATGCAATCTCATCCGCATTATCAGGGTCTGAATAGTAGTCAATGGCATCCTCGCCATGTGTACGAATCAACTCAGCGTAAGGACTCTTGCCAGCCTTCATCGCTTGAAGGAAGGTAGCCGCCTCAGGGTCACTACCCAGCCAATCGCCCATCGCCTTTTCGTTATCCTTATACCCCTGCAAAGCCTTCTGGTCGGCATCATAATCATCGTTGATGGCTCCATAGATAGACTCATCATCCGCATACTCCGTATCAGGATGGCGGGTCTTCAATCTCTCCAAAGCCAAGTCTCTCTTGGTCTTGATATCTTGCTGTTTTGCAGCATCAGCATTCTGCTCAATATTTGTATTTTCGTCCATATATATATGTGTATATTTATAAATCAATGCCCAAAATTAATGCTTTTTTCCGATTTTCATCTTTTATCCGTTAATTTAGTCTAATCGGATGCGACTAATTCAATACTTTTTTGTATATTTGCAGGGTCAGATATGAAATATAAGGATTCACGATGCTATTTTATAGAGGAACGTGATGCTGATTTATTGAGGGCTTACAAAGAAATTATTAATGTAAGAGACAATATCAGACTCTCAGAGATTGAGGAAAAGCTAGCCCAATCTCCGAGCAGAAGATTTTGGGTTTCAGAAGACCGTGCTTATATAGTCATATTAGACTTACTGAAAGGAAAACCTCTTGATAACATGATTCCTACCCGAAAGGAAATGTATCAGGAGATTTTCAGACGATTCCAGATTCATAAGAGTAATGAGCCATATCTCAGTAATATGGATATTATCAAACGTGTATGTGCTGAAAAAGCACCCAGTTTCTATTTGACTCCTCAAAGCATACACGTAATTCTTAGCAGGGTGAGAAAGGAGGAGAAGCAAAGATGCTACGAGATACGAAAGAGAAGATTTCGCTTTATGCTGGGTACATTATAATAATGTGTATCACTTTTCTTGGATATGATGGCATGGGTCTCTTTGACGATTGTTCTATTCAGAACCGACTAAGCTACCCTTTCTTTCATCAGAACATCTTTCATGCTGCCATCAACCTTTATGTTTTCCATCAATGCTACCGAGCCATCCCTTGTGGCATCGGTCACTTGGTGGCATTCTATCTCATAGCCATCAGCTATCCATTCACCTCTTCCCTACCAATCATCGGTCTCAGCGGCTTTATCTATGCTTACATGGGCTTTATTGCCCCCTACGTGGAGAATAAGGTAAGATACAATCTCACCATTCTCCTATATATCTGTGTTGGAATCTTCTTCCCTTGCATGGCAGTTGGAGTCCACATCTATTGCTATGTACTTGGTCTGTTGTGGGGATATTTAAATGCACCGCTATGCCAAGACAAGTAACCGCCAAACTGACTGTTGCACTCGATAAACACGTATTGGGCATCCTGAAGGAGAACGAGAAACGCATCAAGGAAATCAACACACCATTCAATCCTATCAAGGGTGAAGGTTGTGGAGATAAGCGATTCCTGCTCTTCCTTCCTGATTTCCCGATTCAGAAACAGCAGCTTCCAGTTTCCATGAAGAAGATTCCGCTCGTCAAGATGCTCATCGAATTTGGTAGCTGCAAGGATGTAATCAATGAACTGCACAAGGATATAGACGAGCCGTACAACCTAGAGGAAGAAATGGAGCAACTGGTGGAGCAATTCACTCGCATCAGAATGAAACACGACCCTTTCTTCTTCTTTGCTGCATTCATCTATATAAAACCAAAAAGTAGTGGTGTTCCTTTCTTATTCAAACTAAGAAGACCACAAAGAAGATTGCTCAGATGGTTGGAAGAGCGCAGAAAGAAGAATCGCCCTATCCGTCTCATCCTGCTGAAAGCAAGACAATGGGGAGGTTCTACGGTTATCCAGATGTACTTCCTTTGGTTACAGCTCATGTGGCAGAAAGGTCTCAACTCGCTGATTATCGCTCAGGTGAAGGACACAGCAGAAACCATCCGAGGTATGTTCGATGAGGCATTGAAGATGTTCCCAGTAAAGTTCCTTCATGAAATGGGAGAAGCTTATTCAGAGAACGAGCCTAAGTTTGTAGGTTTCGGTTCATCAGGTAACGTGAAGAAGGTTCCTCAGCGATTTTGCAAAATCAAGGTGGGTTCCATGCAAAAACCTACATCTGTAAATGGTGAAGATTACACGCTCATTCATTGCTCAGAAGTTGGGTTGTGGGAGAAAACAGAAGGTAAGTCTCCAGAGGAAGTTGTTCAGAATGCAACAAATGGTGTACTCTACAGACCATACACCATGATAGTATATGAATCAACCGCCAATGGTACTGGAAACTTCTTCCATCAGGAGTGGCTGGCAGCAGAGAAAGGTGAATCTGTATTTGAGCCGTTCTTCGTCCCTTGGTTTGAGATTTACGACCTCTACCATCTTGACTTCGAGAACAAGAAACAGAAAGAGGAGTTCGCAAAATGGCTATACGAAAACAGAAACAACACCAACACGATGTCGAATCGTGAGGAGCCAGTAACTTATCTTTGGAAGTTGTGGCAGATGGGAGCACCTTTGGAAGCACTCAACTGGTATATCGTGGAGCGCAAGAAGTTCACAGACCACGGAGATATGGCTAGTGGATTCCCTTCTGACCCAGTAGAGGCCTTCAAACACTCAGGAGCCAAGGTATTTGCAGAAGAGAAGGTTGACCAGTTCAAGAAAGGTTGCCGAGCACCTAAGTTCATCGGTGATGTTTATGGCGATGGTTACAAGGGTAAGAAGTGCCTACAGAATGTACGGTTTTCAGAAGACAAGACTGGGCAGTTGTGGATATGGAGTAAGCCTGAATATTTTGACGATTGCAAGGTAACCAACCGCTATCTGGTTGTTGTGGATATTGGTGGTAGAGGTAGCAAGGCTGACTGGTCTGTTATCTGTGTCTTCGACCGATATTGGATGATGGAAGGCGGCAAACCATACGTGGTAGCCCAATGGTACGGACACATAGATATGGACTTGCTGGCATGGAAGGCAGCCCAGATAGCCAAGTACTACGACAATGCCCTGCTGGTGATTGAATCCAACACCTTGGAGACGAAAGACAAGGAGCACATCTTGGAAGGTGGTGACCAGTCTGAGTTCATCCTGAATCAAATCAAGGATGAGTACGATAATCTTTATGCTCGCAAGCAGAGCGAAGCAGACATCAAGGAAGGTCTTCCACGTAAGTACGGATTCCATACCAATGTGGCAACCAAGCCGATGGTTATCTCTGTATTGGTTCAGGTAGTCAGAGAACATCTATACGTTGAGCGAGACCAGCGATGCCTGAACGAGTTCCTTACCTACGAGCGTAAGAAGAACGGAGCATACGGAGCCATCGACGGAAAGCACGATGATTTGCTCATGACCAGAGCCATCGGACTCCACATCTGTTTCAATGAAATGGAAATGCCTAAGATGATACAGAATCAGGCAAGAGTAATGAGAAGAAAGGTTTCTGTTTCGGCAGCAACCATCATATAGTTTCAAACAATAATAATTACGATTATGAAAGTAACAAAGATTTTCAAGCGCATCAAGTGCGAAATCATGTACCGCCAAGCTACGGCTAAGGCAGACTACGCATCCAAGAAGAACCATGGTGAAATCTTCTACGTCCTTCCTACGCAGAAGGGCAACCTCATGATTATGAACCGCTCACTCTTCGAGGCATTCAAGAAAACCAAACTGGTAGACAACGACATAAAGGTCAGAGACCTCTTCAAGGATTGTGTCTACCATACCAACTGCAAGAGTGAGAAGGGAAAGCGCAGCCGCAAGCGCAAATTTCTCAGATGGAAGGGCTTAATCTAAAATTTTTCTGCCATAAATAAACGGATAAAAGATAGGTGGAGAAAATTCTGCCTATCTTTGCCTATTATTAATAATGTGTATCAAATATGATTTATAAAATAGTACAAGGAAATAGTTTCAAACTCCACATCATGGTGCGGAAGATGGACGTATCGAAAGAGTTCCAGCGACTCGTTGACTTCGATATGAATCTGGCTACCGACATCAGAGTTGAGTTATCAGGCTGTTTCTGCAATACAATTTCTGTTCCAGTACAAGTAGCAGGAATCCAAGGCAACGTACTGATATGCGACATACCTTCCACCCTCGATTATGGCAACTACAACGTCAGGGTATCATGGAAGTATGATGGCAGCGAAATGGTCAGCGTCGAGCGCAACCTTCTGAGAATCGTAGAACACAACTCTATGAGTAATGTTCCTATCGGTGTTACAGAAGGTGAGCATACTGGCTTATTCAACCTTCGCTACTACATCGTGACCGACAACCAGTCAACTTGCCCAGTATCTTTCATAGTTGACAACGCTAAGTTCAGCTATACCATCAATGAAGAAACTCAGATGGTAGATAGTCAGGAGAACTTCGTAATTAACGCAACTATCAGCAACGGAAAGAAACTGGAAGCTCAGTTCATTCCTATAGAAGGTTTCAGTATCGGTCAGGTAAAGGTTATCATGGACGGAAAGGACGTTACTGCTGAATATTACAACAGCAACACCCACAAGGTCTTCATCCCAGCCGTATCAGGCTATGTTACCATCACAGCAAGTGGAACCGTCAAGGCAAGCTATTATGGCGCATCATCAGCCAAGAATATGAGCGAATTGAACATGGAAGACCTTACGCTTATGGAAGGCACTCTTGTCGGTCAGACTCTCACCATCACAACCACGGAAGAGAAACCATACATCTGGTTTGCAAGCCGCCAGCCGCTCATCTTCAACCAATGCGGCTTCGAGGCATCCATGAACACCACAAAGCTAGGTGACCTTTACTACTATTGGTCAGACGAACTTGTAGCTGGTGACGATAACGAATATCAAATTAAATTAAAAGAATAATATGGCAGAAAAGAAAAAATACAACAGCATCCTTGTAAGTGGGCGCAAAGACCAGACTCTGACATATTCAAAGTTCGTCAAAGACGAAGAATCGGGAGAATCCGTAAAGGAATCGCTCGACAAGAAGGTCAATGTCACCGATGAGTTAACAACTCAGCAAATCAAGGATGGTGCTATCACCAACGAAAAGATGGCTGCTGATTCTGTTGGCAACACCAATCTCCAAGATGGTTCTGTCAGCAACGAGAAACTGGAGGATGGAAGTATCACCAATGAGAAGTTAGCAGAGAACTCCATCACCAAAGACAAGTTGAAAGACAACACCATCGGTGTAGAGAAGTTAGACCCAGAGCTTCGTCAGACTATTAATGCAGCTACTGGTCTTCCTGAGAATTTGGTAGAAACCATTCAGAACGTAGATGATACGCTGAAAGACCATCAGAGACAGCTAGATGATAAGCAACAGCAAATCACCGCCAACGATGAAGACATTTCATTATTGCAGACTCGCAGTACTCAGATGGAAGAAACCATCAAGGATATTGCTGCTACTGGTGGTGCAAGTCAGGCTACTGCTGTTACTTACGATAATGAGAAGTCAAAACTTTCCGCAGTAAATATCCAAAGTGCAGTAGATGAGGTTGTTGACAAGACAGCTATCAAGGATGAGGAAGGAACGGTAGTAGAAACTCCTTTCCGCTACATTCAGAATGAAGAGTTCATCTTTGCCAAGGTGGATGCAGAAGATAAACTGCTTTTCGGTTTTCAGTGGAATGGTACTCCAGTATTTGGTAAGACAAGTGCAGTAGAGGACAGATTGCAGTCACAAGTAAATCTCTTGGCTGATAAGATTACCAGTATCTTGGGTGACGATGATACTACAAGTGCTATTGATACGTTGAAGGAGTTGAAGGACTTCTTTGCTAACATTGATAATACTCAGACTCTGACAAGCATCCTTACAAACCTCAATAATGTTAGCACCAAGTTAGGAGAAGACATTAAAAACCTTCAAGACACGAAGGTTGATAAAGAAGAAGGCAAGTCTCTCATTGAAGATGAAGTAAAGGAGTGCTTTAGAGTAATCGAGAACGAAGAGTTTATAAAAGCCATCACTGATGCTGATGATAGAGTTCTCTTTGGTATCTACAGAGATACTGGTAAGCCATACTATCCTCAAAATGATATGTATCACATATCTCAAAGCGAGGAGTTCCTTTGGGTTATTCTTGATGCTGCAAACCATCCTTTACTTGGTATTCAGCAAGATGGTACATGTTGGGCTGCAAAGGCTCAGTGGCTTGATGATATTAAGGCTATTAAAGAAGCTCTCAAAACCTTCCAGCCAAAAGAAGATGGTAAGGGATTGATAAACCTTGATGTTGCTGACAGCTTCTTCTATATTTCTAATGATGAGTATATCATTGCAGTAGTAGATGCAGAAAACAGAATCCTTGCAGGAATCAAGTATGATGGAAAGCCATATTTCCCTAACCATGAAATGTACTCTGTAATAACCAATGAGGAATGGCTTTATGTTATCATTGATACAGAGAACAAGGTTCTTGGTGGTTTCCGTGCTGATGATGGTCACATGATTGTTGGTGGTATTGATATTAGTACTTTTATTTCAGATGCCATTATTGATATATCAGACATCAAAGAGCGTACAGCCCATCTTTCTACAATAGTCAATGATGAATATCTTTCAGCAGAGACTGATGCTGAAGGTAAGGTGATTGGATATATTGCTTCTGATGGTAGCCATTATCTCTATAAGGTAAAATCTGAGACTATTCCGACAGAGTTTGAACATATTGAAGACCTTGAGAATAGAATAGAGATGACTATTGATGCAGAAGGTAAGGTACTAGGGTATCGCAAATCTAATGGAACTAGATATGAAAAAAGCCTAGATGTACAATCTTTGAAAATATCAGGTAGTTCTATAGAAAATGTAATAAATGAATCCATAGAAAAAATCCAGTTATCAAACATCAATGGCGTAGAAGACTTCGGGAAGGAAAATCTTTATACTGGGTATACAAAAAGATACACAACAGCAGACGGGAAGCAGACTTTCATTTCTCCAAATGAATCTATTGGTGGAGTGTTCTGTAATCCTATAAGATGCTCCGCTGGCGATTATTTTACTCGAACAGGTATAGCTACGGCAATTATTGTGGTTTCTGATAAAAATGATAATAATGCACAAAGACTTTACCAAGCAGATGGTTCATTGCCTGGAAATACATTTCAAATTCCAAATGGATGGGATTGGGCTTATTATGTGAGATGTGTTTGTATGTCTACGGATACAGAACTTGCTATTATGAGAGGAAAATATGCTGTCAAAAAAAGTGACCAAGATGGCAAATTACGGATTCCTAACATGAAACTTAGTGCTGCTAATTTTACAAAGGAAACAAAGTTTATCTCTTCCCCAAATGGTAGCATGTACGAAATTGCAGTTAACAATAATGGAGAATTGTATGCGAAGCCTGTAGATAAAGATATTGTATTTGCAGGTGACATACCTTCAAATCTTACATACTCTTTGATAAACAATTTAAGTGATAGTGAATCTATTCCATTTGACAGATTTGTTTGTGCTATAGGGTCTTATGCAACAGTTTTTAAAGGAACTGGACTTACTAGTTACAAGGATTTTTCTCCTTTGGCAATGAACTCAAACATAGAGCATCACTATAATTCTGCAAACGAAGGTAGATATGTAGTCTTAATTTCAGTGGGTAACAAGCGAGGTTTATACGTATATGATGATGATTGGAAACTGATAGATTGTCTTATACAAGACATAGACCAGCATGACTTTATATATATAGATGATTTTCATTATATTGTCTTTAAAAATACTCATGTTGAATGTGAAAAGGATGGAAAAACAGTTACCTTGTTATTGCCATGTATCTATGAATACAAGAATGGGAAAGTCATTGCTTCACGATTGTTGAATGATAAAATCATAACTGACGATATATATATGTTCAGTTTTGAGCAAGGAACCCACTTAAATACCATGCGATTTGACGGTGATGACCAAACTAAGATTATATTGAATGCTCGTCACAACATGTCATTTTATATTCTTGAGAGAAAGGTATCTAATGATGGTGCAGTAACTTTTGGTAATATATTATATCAAGTAGGAGGTTTGCATTCTGCTAAGAACTATGATATAGAAAGCAGAATAAAGACTCCTGATGAATGCCAGTGGTTTCTCTGTCATGATGTCAAGAGATGGGGTAATAAAGAAATCAATGGTATTTCTTATCCTGTCTACACTTTATTCGACAATAACACAAAATGGAGTATAAACCCAAGAAATGGTGGGAATGGTACAGATAAGAACGTGAATTCAAGAATTGTTCAAATGGCAATAGATTTTGCAAATAAAAAAATCGTAGAGTATAAATGCTATTATATCGAAGGGTATTATTCTGATATTATGAGTTCTGCAATTATGTTTAATGAAGGAGTTCTGTTTGTTGATTATGCAAGAAAGCCTATGGCTGGTCTTTATGACTACACAACAGAAGTAACAGAACATGTTGGTAACACATATAAGAATGCTAAGAAACTATTAGAGTTCTATAGTGGAACACAGACTCCTTATAGGGTAAATACGTTTAATTTAAAATAATTATAATTATGGGAAAATGTTTAGTAACAAAACTTAAAGGTAGTGTAGATGGAAACCTTCTAAAAATAGGAGAGTTTAGAATAGGTATTTCTAGATTGAATACTCCAACATCTAACACACAAAAAATGTATTTTGCTTTCGATGAAGATACAAAACTTCACATTGTTGGGGATGGGTACTTCACTGATTCGGCTTTGGAACAGAATCTTGGAAAAGAAATAGTTATCAAAAAAAATGACCAAACTCCAATTTATGTAAGTAATGGGAACTATGAGATTTTTGTAGGAAACAAGTATGGTCTAACTGTTCTTGGACTCAGTTCTGGGTGGGGCAAGATATATAACAAGACTATTGATATTGAAGACTTTAAGTATTCTAATATTTTATATTTATTCTGCAATGCCATTAAAGTTATAGGTGACTTTAAAAAGTTAGACTTCAAAAAAGTAAATTCTGTAAATATTAATTCTTGTGACAACTCAACGCTTTCAACATCTTTATTTACAGGTAGCAGCAGGTTAAGTGGTATTATTGCATCTGACTCAGAATTGCAAGGTGATATTGCTAATTTTGCAAATTGTATTAATCTGGGAAATATGGACTTAGGTAGATTATGTTATGGAAATGTTGAGAGTTTATGCCAGAGTATGCATGATGCTGGTCGCACTTCTGGAACTTTGACTATTAAAGGTGAAAATTTAACTTATAATAATGCTTTATTAAGCGCAGCAGTCACAGCTACGTTTACCCCTAGTGGCGTAACTTATAGACAAAAATAGCTTTCTGTTTGATAAAGAAAGAAGATAGCTAAAAAGTATGGGGAGTAAACCATATAGATAATCGGGTAGGAGGTAAATGCTAATCATAAAAGGCATTTGCCTCCTATTTTCACATTTACCGACCTCCCACACCACCGTACGTGCGGTTCCGCATACGGCGGTTTCGTGCTTTCTCATCTTGCGATGTGTGGCAAGTTGATTTCAGTTATCCCTATGAGTAGCGTCACTTCTATCCTATTGTCGGATTCCGTCCTATCGTCTTGGATAGAGAGTTCCTTTCGGACATCTGATGAGGTGTCTCACAAGGTAACATTCATTTACTATTGCACTGCACGATTCAGTCCTTCCCTATAAGCACACGTGCCTTGGGTACTATGACCTCTGCAGACTTCTCACGGCAAGCTTTACTCCGTCATGGTACATCGAATGATTCATCTTCACCCATGCGTCCGTGAGACCTCCTCGGATAAGGGCTTATTCTTTCCATCTTATACCCACTTCATTTACACCAACCATTCCGAATAGCTATGGGACTTTGATTTGTCTTGCAATCTCATCCATGGTCAAATGCCTTATATGAAGTTTCTGTACGTTAGGTCAGATGTTTGCCGCCAGCTTCTTTCAGATTCCACCTCGCAGTGGACACCCTTGCTATTGGCTATACAATTCCCGCTATTAGGGCTTGTTAGGGACTTGCACCCATTAGAATAAGCTCATGCCGAGCATACAAGAAGAAGGGTGAGTCAAAAGATTCACCCTTTTCTTATGCTGAAAGTAGAAACAACAACATTAATCATACACCTTGAAGAACTTCTCGCACAGACTCCCCATCATATAGCATGGTTCCTCGCTCAGCATATCTATTCCATCCTGCTCACAGATATGCGCTACCACATGAAGAAGCTCATGACCTATTGTATTGATGATGCTGCCATCAGATTCACACTCCCCAATGGCAAGTACACTCCTTCTTTCTGATAGGTTGGAATAAGTAAGCCCCCTATCTCCACTCGATAAAGACAGATGCTCATAGGCTTCCGATAAAGGATTTCCGTTGCATCCAATATCAGAAAGAGCATGGCATATCTCATCGGCATCAGGTGGCTGATAACCTATGAAACATACTATGCTCCAATCGTACTTCGGAAGTTGTATTACTCTTCTTATCATAACACATCTTCCCAAGGGATAGGTACACCATTATGGCAGCAGTCGGCATAGAATCGGTTGAAGATGAAACCATCCTTCTGGTCGGCATCATCCACCATATCCTTGATAAACTGGGCTAGCTGCTCCTCATCCTTGATGGAAGACTTGTAGAAGTCTGCCCTCGCCATATTCGCCACATATACATGGTCGTAGCCTATCTTATTCTTTACCTCTACACCCTGACCAAGGAGAAGGGCATCCACCTTTTCCTTATCCCAAAACGAGACACTTACATCACGCTTGGAGGAAGGGTCATATTTGTACATCAGGCTCACCGCCCACTCGCACATCTTCTTGCTGAAATGATAGCCATTGTATCTGAGATAAGAAACCATTCCCTCAGGTTTGAGGTCATACATATCCAATGGCATTCTGCATTTTCCCATATTGCTGAATATTAAAGGGAGTCTGGTCACGACATAAATGTCGCTACCAAAACTCCCAAGTTAAACACTAGCGACCGCCACCATTGTAGCCGCCACCACCTCTTTCACCATAGCGGTTCGGGTAGTTCCAATCATCGTTGACGTTGTTGAATCTACGTCTGTTCTCACGCTCTTCACGTTCCTCACGTTCTCTTCTCCAATCGTCACGATAATCAGGCATACGCTCACCCATACGCTCCTGCTTCATCTTTTTCAGACAAGACATAGCCTTGCTGCCAAAACCAAGCATGGACTCGATGTTGTCATACAAATCATCGAACTTATCTTCTGTAATCTCAATCATTACCATAATCTTCTTACCTTTATTAGTTCTTACTGAGCTTCAAGGCATCAGACAGAAGAGATTTGATTTCGGATAGCGTACCCTTCACTCCGTTCATGTCAGATTTCAGGTTACTGATGTCCTGCTCTTGCTGCTTATCCTTGGCAATCTGAGGATTGAGTTTGGCTATTATTTCATCACATGATTCCACTACTGCCTTATTGTAGTCAACGCTCTCCAAGATACCCTTGGCTTGCCTGAGCATGGAATCAACCTCTGCGCACATGGCATCACGGCTATCACTGACCACCACGCCATTAGTTCCTGAGTTAGCTATCTGAGCGGTGGATGGCAGTTTCTCGAAGTTTAGTTGCTGTTCTCCAACCTTCACCTTTACATCAACCGTTGTGTCGAAGTTCGGCACTTGATTCGGGATGTAAGTTGTCGGGAACTTCTGCTGAGGGTCACTTACCGATATAACCTGACCGATTCTGAGAGTCGGTTTTTCTCCTCCCTTGTCTAATATGTAAAAAAGGGAATTTTGTCTTAAACCTTGAAACATTTTCTTTCTCTTTTATAGGGGCAGACATTGCTATCTGCCCCATTGTTAATACTCTGTTAGCCACCAGTTGGTTGCTGAAACCCAAGCAGTCGGATTGTTCCGCTCTTCTTGTTGATATAAGCTAGAGCTTCCGTAGTGCTTGAAAGACCAGCTCCAGTTACAGCAGAACCAGTATGGTCTACCACGGAAGACTTAGTTGTGCCAGCCGTTGTTGTTCCACTTGTAGTTCCGCTAGTAGTGCTGATGGTTGTTGCACCATTGTGTGGCACTACAATCTTGACTGGAAGGTCTTCGCCAGCAGTTGGCACTCCCTGATGAATCTTTAGCAGTACGATACTCTCACAAGGTAAAGCCTTGTAGCAGCTAGGATTGATACCGAAGTCTACACTCTCGTTGGTTACTTGAAGTGCATTGGTCTTCAATTCATAGATACCGCCAATATCAACTCTCTTGATAGGATTCCGTCTCCTGACCATTGGGAATAATGGGCTGAAAGGATAGTTTAAAGGGAACATAGTTACCTCCTTTCCTTTAACAACCACAACCTACGGTTGATGCTGCGTTGGCTGCTGCTACATCACCAGCGTATGCTCCCATAGCAGCTGCTTGGAACACCTCTGGATTGTAAGTCTTCAACTGAGGATATGGTACAGATACGGTATTAGGCAACTTGCACTTGATGCCAGCTACCTCTGCTTGCAAGGCTGCAAGGGCAGCATTCACTGGAGTGATAATCTGTGCTTGGTATGCCTGCAAAGCCTGAGTCTGATGCTCGTTGGAAATCTGTGCTACAAGAGCACTATTCTTCTCACGAAGTGCATCAAGTTTGTCCTGCATTGCCTGAGTCTGCATCTGGTCGAGTTTACCCATCAAGGCAAGATGGTTAGACTGATTGTTGTCACGCAACATTAATGCGTTTGCATTGGCATTGTCGTTGATGGAATGAGTCTGCTGACAGATAGCCAACTTATTCTCATAACCCTGAGTAGTGATGTTGTTGTTGGTCTGGCAGCAGCAGTTGGCAATCTGCTGAGCAATCTGCATATTACCCTGCTGCAAGGCATTGATAGTCTGCATACCGCTCATACCCACCTGATTACCTACACTCTGAACCTGAGAGGTCAAGGCAGAGATGGCACTCTGAATCTGACCTTCGGTGCAGTTCAACTGGGTAGCCAAATTGCTGAGTGCATTGCGGTTGCCACCGATGGCATCCATCAGGAGACCACGACCATAGTCATTGTTAATCTCGTTGGCGAGACCACCACGACCATTATTGCCGAAACCTCCCCAGCCGTTACCTCCCCAGCCCATGAGGAAGAAAAGGAAGATTACCCACATGAACCATCCACCTTCGCCACCGAAACCATTGTTTCCCTTCATGGCAAGAAGGACATTTGGGTCAACACCCTGCTTCTGGAGCAGAGGCGCAAGAAGACCGAGCATCCCATTGTTAGATGTGGAGCCTTCATTTCCGAATACATACGTTTTACTTTCCATATTATCCTGAATCTTTTGTTAAACATTAATTTATTAATACTACGTAACGTTACGAGCACAAAGATACGAATAATATGGATAGAGATAGATAAACTCGTAAAAGATTATATAAGTGTTTGATGAGCAAAGATTTATGGTTACGGAAAAGGTCATAAATATACAGGAGGGGCGATTGGGTCTCTCCTATATATAATGTATAGCTAACTTCTAGAGGTTTATGCCATACTTTCGTGATAGCTTGCGGAAGAATGCCTTCTTGTTGGCAAAGTATCGGATAAGCGACTTATTCCACTTCTTCTCATGCCCGAACTGGTCATGGATGCCTTCGGGTATTTTGCCATCGTGAACATACTTCTCGAAGGAAGAGATAGATTTGCCCATTTCGTGAGCACACCAGCCCTTGTTGGCTTGTGTATCATTCATCATGGCAGTAAGAAGTGCCACAAGTTCCATATCTCCTTCAGACAGACCGCAAGGGATAGGCTTGCCCTCTGCTTGGGCAACTGCTGATTCATGTGCCTTATCTGCGAGAGCACGAAGTCCAGCTTCGATGATGCTGTAATTTACTAATTGCGACATAAGCATATAAAATTAAAATGAGTGTAATCGGGAACATATCACAATAGTACATATTGTTTGTGATAACGATAGAGCCGAACATGATGTGTATTACGTTGACTCCTGCTGCATATAAGAGCGGTATTCTCCACTCCACGCACAATCTGTGCAGTACCTGACCTTTCCAAAGAGAAATCGGGTAAAGAATGTAAGTGATGAAGTAGAAGAACCAGATAGGTTCCTCGTTCTCTTCATACCACAGCGTTATCTCCATCTTGCTGTCGTAGAACTGAGATACACTATACCATCTGAAAAGCATGACCAATATAGGCGCATACTTGAAATAAAGCAAGTCCGTCTTAATCTTGCTGCGTTCAGGGAGTAACTTAGTTATCTCTCTAAACAAATTCCTGACCCGTTGGTCTTCGTCTTCTTCTTTTCTCATAAGCCATTGTTTTCTAAAAGTTTATATGATTGAGGTTCTTTTACTTATTTAATAAAAAATCTTAGAGGTGGCAAATATAATAATAAATTAGGAAATAGCTACATTTATACACAACTTTAAAAGTTAAACTTTGTAAATACTTACAGATTGATAGATTCACACAAGAAAAAGGGGTAAAAAGTTTCAGATTGAAAGCAATTATCCCCCGAAAGCATAGCACTTTCAGGGGATAGTCATATATGTATTACTTCTTAGCCTTTGCCTTCTGGTTAGCCACAACTACCTTGTTAGCCTTCTCCAGCACGGAAAGAATCTTCTTTCTCAGGTCACGAATCTGCTTCATGTCATCAGCGTTGTAGGCATCCTTGCCATCATCCAAGAAACCTTTCTTCAACTCGGAAATCTCCTGCTTGTCAAGGGAAATCTCGTCAATGGCATCAATGGCAGCCTTGTTGTTGTTGTAGTAGCCATCGCTCTGACTAGGAGCCGTATCAACCAAGAGGTCATAGGAAGTCTTGAATCCGTTCAGTTTGGTGTAGAGTTGTTTCAGCTTCAAGTCCTCGAAATCATCCTTCGGAGTAGCATGAGCCTTGTATATATCCTCGGCATTCAACTTGTGAGGTCTATACTCCTCCCCACTCTCCTCAGCACGTTCCTTCTTCTTGTCTTCCTCATACTTCTTCACCTTCACATCATCCTGCTTGTACTTCTTATACTCCTCTGAGCCGTAGAACCGCTCCAGCATTGAGTAATCGCCATCCACCTTAGCTTGTTTCTTCAACTTGCTCAGGGTATTGGCTGCACGGTCGTGGTTCTCCTTCATATTCCAGAACTCATCACCTTGTTTCTTAGTAACCGGTCTATCATCAGGATTGCTGACGAACTTACTGAATAATGGAATATCAGCCACCTTGATTTCCTTCCGGTCATTGAGCGACTTGGTAAGCAAACCGAGCACCTGACTGCCCATGGTGTAAGCACCACCGAGGTAAGAAGACAAAACATGGTCAACCACAGCAGGGTTATTCAGATTGTATCTTGGGTTACCCAAAGCATCCCATTTGTTCTGCTGCACATTAGGATAGTCGTTTCCGATTGAATTCATCATCCTTGATGCACGAACCAACCAATCAGGAGTGCCCACGTATGCCTTGGTAAAGTTAGGGTCATACTTGTTGTACTCTGTGTCCTTGAATAATGGCTTGCCAGTGAAGTCAACATTGAAAGCCAACTCAAAGACTGGGCGAATAGCATTCGGCATCAGACTGACAGCAATATTGCCATCATAGCCAGTAGGGTCAAGCGGAAGCATATCCACAACCTGACCAACCAAATCCCAACCATAGTCTTCCCAACTCTCCTCAGCCAACTCGCCACCCATCATCTTGGATGCAATCATATCTCCCAAGCCATAGAAAGCACGGAACTCCTGAGCAAGAGGAATCTTCACGAACTCATGGGTAGTAGGAACCCACATAATAAAGTTGTTTCGTCTATCCCACTTGGAGAACTGCCAGTACTTCTTAGATATATCTTTGTACCAATCCTTATCATCATCACCATCGCCACCCAAAAAGGCAGCACCCAACTGCATTAGAGCGACATTAACAATAGGTACGAGTACACCACTCGCCAACCACGATGCAGTAACAGCCGTGAACTTGAAAGGATGATGCTTGGCAAGCGCACCCAAGGTCTGCAAACTCTGTACTGCTGGGTTGATGAAGAGATAGAGATTTCTAATAGTCTGCCAGCTATGTTCTCCAGTACCCTTGCGGTTGAAGTTCAGGGTCACGTCCTTGGCATCATTCACCGCCTCATCAATGGAACGTCCATACTGAATAGAGGTCATGTAGACTGCAAAGCGGTTACTATCCTCAATCATTCTGTTCAGGAACTCGATACTATCCATGATTGTGTGACCAACCTTTACTGGGTTCGCCTTCCATCTATCCAAATCCTTCAAGTCGTTCTTGAATTTCTTCTTCAAGTCTTCCACGTCAAGCGAAGAGACAAAGCCAGTTTCACCACCATTCATCATGAAGTCATAGAACATCTGTTCCTTTGGTGTAGCGTTTCCGTTGTTTACCTTATCTCTCAACTTTCCGTTCTGAAAATCTCTCAGCATGAATCCGAGATTCCAAGAGGTAGCAAGATTCTTTCTGAGCAGATAGTTGTACTTTGCATCCTCACGGATAGCTGTAGATGCCAGCGTCATGGTCAGGTCTCGGAAGTAGTTGGAAGGGATGAAGAGAGGTGAAAGACTGGTATAGGCAGCAGCCATCTTTCTACCAACAACAGCAATAACCCTCTTACTGATACTATTTTTGATTCCTTCACTCACTCGGTGTGCTCTGGTATTGTTCATCGCCTGAGCCAACTGAGGGTCACCATTCACATAGATAACGTACTCCTCGCCATCCTTCATCACTCTTACCTCATGCTCTCTCTCCTCGCTGTGAGTCTGAGGATAGGCTATGTTCAATCCGTCTCTCTTCTGAGTAGCATCACCAGCCTGAGCCATCTGCTCCATCTTCTTCTCGAAAGCATCAATGGCAGCCTTCACCTGATTACTATTCATCTGAGAACTAATCTGCGGTGTAGCAGGAATCCACTCCTCGTTGCCGTTGGCATCCGTACTCTTCACATACCAAGCCTTGCTCAGGGTCAGCAGGGAAGTTGGATGATTCTGAGCCAAGAGCATCAGGTGTTGTTTCACCCAGTTCTTGTTGTTGAGCAGGATTCCGCTCTCTGCCATATTCTCGATGTATGCGATAGGGTCATCAGCGATAGAGGTTCGTCCATGTGCCTTCTTCAAGGTCTGATTGAAAGCACCCTTGCCGCCACCGATATAGTCCCATACTTGGTCGGCAGTAGTGCCATCCCAGCCACGAAGAGGAATATAATGGCTATACATATCTCGCACATACTGATAAGTATCTTTGCTCATCATGCCAGCCTTATAGCCATCACGGAGAATCTTCTTGGTAGCCGCATTCGTTGCATCCCATAGATTGTGAGTCTCGGTTACATACTTACTCTCAATATCCTTTACCAGTTTGTAGGCAGTTTCCTCAAAGTCTGAGCCGTCAAAGATAGCAGACAAGCCTGAGTAATCGTAGGCGATACCATTCTCATCATAACGATAGTCCATATATGATGGAGAATATTTCACCCTAAGTGCATTGTCTCTCTGTCTCCAAGTAGTGAAGTCTACTCTGCCAAACTCTAGGTCGCTATCATTAATGATACGGTTCATATCGCCCTTGTAAGCCTTGTATGCCGCACTCCTCTGAGCCACGTCCTCATAGTCAGCATCCAGTGACTTCTTGAATGCCATCTGAGCATCACGCTCCAAGCCATGCTTAGCCATCATGTAGATACGTACATTATCATAGCTATCACCCAGTACCTTCTTCATCTGATGATAAGCCTTTCTAAGTGGCTGCAAGAACTCGTTGTTGTACTCCTCAAACTCGTTCTTACCCTTGCCGTGACTTCTGTTCTCGGCAGTATAGGCATCCTCAGCCATGTTCAGGCGGTCAACACCCACTTCCTTCATGATAGCTTCCTGAGCCTTACGGATAGCCAGCATACTATCTTGGAAGGCGATACGTTTCAGAACAGAACCACGCTGCAACTCTCGGTTGAACTCTCCAAGGGCAGTATCATCACTCAGAAGATGCTGCTCGTAGGTTGGAGCAGTCTTCCAAATAGCCATCTGCTTGCGGTACTCATCCACTCTCTTCAGGAAGTCAACGGCACTCTCGCCAGCGTTACGTTGTGGGATGGTTGGTCGCTGTGCATCCTTAGGCAGATTATTATCCTTCTTCCACTGGTTCAGGTCATGCTCAAACTGGTCATAGCGCAAGGAGAATCGGGTATTACCCACGATATTGGCATTGTTCTCATCGAATATCACGTAGTTGTAATCGCCTTCCTTTGCACCGCCAAATATAGTACCAGCCTTATACTTGATACCAGTGAAGCCAATAGAAGACAGGAACTTACTAACTGCACGACTAGCATTTACATCTTTCCACTTCTTAGTTTTTCTTAAAGCATACATTAGAAAATCATAGGCATTACCGCCAAATGAACCATCAAAAGAAAAACCACGCTTTTTAAAGTCGGCAAAATCTATTTTTAATCGCCTTAATTCTTTAATGATTGTATTCTTCTGTTTATCTGTCAAAGGAGCATCCCAATCAAGATAATCTCCATTATCATCAGGAATATCCACATCATAAAGGTAAGCAATATTATCAGGAACAGCTATTTCCTCATTCTTCTTTGCAAGAATATTGCTAAGTTCCTTTAAATCATCATCATCAGGGAACATTTCTAGAGCAGAAGAAAGGTCTTTTCTCATAGCATCCAATCCCTTGTTTACATCTTTATATTTATAGATATATTGTCTTACCATATCTTTGTTATTGGCAGACATATCTGTCACAAATTCAAAACCGCCATTATCTTTCCTTATCTTGGCACGTCTTGTGTAGTCCTCAGCAATATCCTTAGAGTTAGTAACATAACCACCCCATCCAAATGCTTGTGAACCTTCGCCTTCACCCATGTGGCTGAAATCGAACTTGTCAAAGCTAGCACCAGTACCATGATAGGTACGGATGCTAAACTTAGGGTCAGAGCCAGTAAGCAGAGGAGCAATCACATGTTCCGTCAACTGGGTAGGGATTCCGTTTCCGATGATGGTATGGCTCAGGTTCTCAGAGAATGGCATCTTGTAATCATCGCTCACTCCTGATACTCTAGCGAGCACTCTGCCCATGGCACGATATACCTTACCATCAGGCATCACAATCACATCACCACTCTTCGTTCTGAGTGTTGGCAGGAGTTCATCAGCAAAGGCATGAGGAACCTTTCCGTCAGCATAGGCACTTCCCATCACATACAATGGCTTGTCAATGTTTCTCCAGTCAATGCCATCAGCCTTCAAGCGAACGTCCATCCAATGAGCCACGCCATTCTTCTTCTCAGTCAGGGTCGGGATAATATCAGCCACAGCTTCATACCATCCACTCTTGTGTGCCATATTCTCAGGCTTGGCAGGAAGTTTACCATCACGAACCGCACGGACAATCAATCTCTCTCGGTTGGTGTAGCCGCCATAGTCAGCAGCGTTATACACATCTGCATCCCAAGTATAGCCGTTGGAATCAAGCGCATCCGTGATAGTCTTCATCGCTTCCGAATCCTTATACCCCTTCACGTTCTCAATGGTCACCACCTTTGGCTTGATAGCATTGATGAACTCGGCAGTGCTAGCAGCAGTCTCCTTGTCAAGTTCCACCTCAGCATGGTTACTCTTTGCCTGAGAGTAGTTCTTGCAGACTGGGCTGGCATGGAAGTACTCCACCTCGCCATCTATCTGCTTAACCAACTCCTTAGGGTCAACATCACGAACATCAGCAGTAACGATGTGCTGACCGAAGTTATTGCGATAAACACCGCTTATCTTCTCGTCATACTCCACTGCCACCACTGGGTCAATGATACCCTTCAAGCCTTCCTCAACAAGACCGCCACCGCTAAAGTAGGTTCCAGCCTTAATGAGAGTGCCATCCTTCAGGGAGAACTTAGGTTCCTCGCCAGCAATCTCTGCCTTGCGGTTCTCGCCCAGAGCCTGAGCAATATGAATCATCTTCTTGTTAGCCATCTTCCAGCCGCTCGGCATATCCTCAATAGCAGTCTTGATAGCATCATCCACCTCATCAGGAGTGTTCAGACTCTTCAAATCCTCAGCCATATCTGCCGACCCACTCTCCTTTCCGTCAGCCATATCACGGAGGGAGAATGACACATCACCCACACCCAAGAAAATCTGGTCTTTGCGAGCCACGTCCTCAGTAGATTCAGCGAGAGTTTTTCTTCTCTCCTCAGGAGTCATATTCATTCTTTCCTGCACATTTCTTGCCTCCACCTCGCCAGCAAGTGACTTGTAGCTATTGAAATCATCATTCTTCATGTAGGCATTATAAAGACCTCTGTTCTTCTCTATGAGAGCCTTCGCCTCATCTTCCTTACCTTCTGCTCGTAGCTGCTTAATCTGTTTTGTGACCTCATTAAATCTCTTCTTGACTTCACCTCTAATAGTTGTAGGACTACCTCCAGTGGCAAATCCCTCAATACCTTGAATAGCATGCTGAATCTCGTGATTCAATATGTCATTCATATATTTCAACTCATCAGCATGAATGGTTATGGTGTTGGTTTTTGAATCATATTCACCATGTGAAGGCATATCGTTCATAATGGCATCCGTATCAATACGAACACCCTTCAACTGAGGATAAGCCTTAAATAATTCAGGTGCATCAATCACATCAAATAGTTTGCCGCCATTCCAGAGCATATCATCCTCGTAACGCTTAACGATGTGTCCACCGCCTACATTCATTGTGTCTTTTATCTTGGCATCAGGAATTTCGTATCTCCACTTGCCATCAGCACCACGCTCCCATCCAGTAGCCATCTTGATAGCCTTGGCATCTTTCTTCTCTTCTTCCATCTTGCGAGCCACGGAGAGATTATCCATACGAGCATTACGCTCCTCTGCCTTGTCAGCAGCAGCCGCACCACGCACACCAGCGAGAGAGAACCGGATATTGTCGCTACTATTGATAGCTTCATTGAAAGCACGACTGCGGTCACCTTCCTTATTCGGGTCGTAGTCATACATTGGTAAGCCAGCATTCTCTATACCCTTGCGTACATCTTTGCCCAAGTTATCAGGAACCACAGCAGCAGCAAACTCGTTTAGACGGATAGGTCTGTTGTACTTAGTCTCAAAGTACGCACTCTTCAACTCTGTCTGTACTGCATTCTTCAAGGCATCCAGTTTCTTCATGAAGGTAGGAGTAAGGGTAATGCCATATTCTTTCTTGGCATACTTCTTAGGGTCAGACTGCAATACAATATCGTGAAGTCTCTGCTCACCATAGAACACATCATTATACAAGAACTTGGCAAGGTCATAATAAACATCACTCCATTTCTCGTAAAATTCTTCCTTATCCTTATTAGAAGACAACTTATCCTTGTTGGCACGCATTTCGTCTGTAGAATCAACACGACTAGCCAACTTTGCGATAAAGCTACCAAACGAGGTATATTCGCTTCCATTGGTCTGCCCATCTGCTTCTTCCCTCATAGCCTTTGAAACATTTTCAAGAGTCTCAGGCACATACTTTCGGGAACCATCCCTAGTATAGCCACGGAAGATACGGTTCTTCGTTCCGAACTCATCCAGTTTGTTCTCCTGCCATCTGATGTAATCATCATAAAGACCATTCTTGTTGACGTAATTACTAGCCTTCACCTTAGACAGATAGAAGTCATACTTCTTGGTATCGTTATGTTCCTTCACAATATCCTCAACAACCTTCTTCACATCTTTTTTTCTTGGACTGCCGTCCTTGTTAAGCAAGGTTGGCGCATAGTCACGCTCAAAGATTTCCTTAGTCTGTTTTCTTACTTGTGGATTGATAGGGCTAGCCTTAACGCCAGTCTCCTTATACATCTTTCTTCTCACCTCCAAAGAAACCTTTTCCCAAGTAGGATGGATGATGGCATGCTTAGCCAGACTTGTAACCTTTTCATTCAGTTCAGGGTCAGTCTTCATACTATTCAAAATATCCTCGGCAGTAGGATGGTCACTGATAATCTCTTTCCAGCGATAATCAATTCTTGAATCATACTCCTTAATATCAATACCCTTTTCCTTCAAGTACATCAACTCCCAAGCAGGAGCATTATTGTCACTTAGGGCATCCTTTGCCTGTCTCTCAATCTCAGCCTTAGCTCCACTTGGGTAATCAAGGCTATCAACCCAGTCTTCAAACTTCCGATACCCCTTTTCGCTCATTTCTCGCTCTACGGAAGGATAACGCTGAGTATAGGCATCAGTTATCCATGTACCACCAGTATTGCCAGTACGCTTATCCAAAAGGGCAGAAGGAGCGATGAAGGAAATCTCTCCAAAGTTGTCGTGACCAGTCTTGTTGGTATCAATTACAGCTAAAGAAGGATTGGCAAAGCCACCCAGCTTCAAAGCCTTTCTCAGTTTCTCCTCAGTAATGTTATGCACTCCTGCAAGAGTTTTTTCATCCTTCAAAGAGAAACGCACATCCTTATTCTTCTCATTGAATCTCTGAGACAAAGGAATCACATTACCATTATCATCATAGGTAACGGCATCAAGCAACTTTTTGTTGTTCTTGCTGTTCTTATAGGCGAAGTCTGTATCATTGATATAATCTTCCTCACGACCATAGCCCCATTCTGCAATATCGTTGCCATCAAACCACACATCATCAACAGGAACTTTTTGTTCGATGATGTTGTAATCGTCACCCCATCCATGCAATTTTGCATTATCAACAGCATAAGCACGACTTGGAGTAACCCAGTCACCATTTCGGAAAGAACCTTCCTTCACATCAGAAGGAACACTACGATACATTGTAATAGTCTTAGCTTTCTTCTGAATAGCATTACGAACGTTATCAATAGCCTCCTTACGCATAGGGTCAGCTGCACGATAAGATGCGGCATTAGTCAACTCCTCCAAGTTGCCGCCATCAATATCATCATTGATATAATCACCAAGAGTTGATTCACCTTCAAACTCGCCATTATCCCATGCCTCCTTGCGTTCGTCCTTTGTCAAGAAGTAACCATTACCCCAAGGTGCAGCACCATTGAAGGCAGATGTACCTTGATAGCTGGAATCTGTAGAATAGCCAGCAGCATCAGCAGCTTCATTCACCATCTTCTGAGCCTTTTCCATATTGCCATCTTCCACCGCTTTCAGGTATTCTTCATCTTTCAATGAGAATTTTGTGCCCTCAACATCAACTTTTTCGCCATTTTCCTTGGTAGTTTCAAAAGAATTGATTATATTTGCAGCAGAGCTGAGCGGAGGAGTGGAAAGGCTTTCCACCTTATCATCTTTAGGAGTTAACATAATGAGTTCGCCGCCATTTCGTTCAGCTTGTCTTTTTATTCTCCCAAGATTTCTTTCATCAAGTGTATACCAACCAACAACTTCAACATTATTCTTGTTGTCGTTTACTTCCAACACGGTGATAGGACTTTTATCATCCAACTTGATTGCAACCCAATGGTTAGGCTTCTTTGTTGGCTGTGTGTGCCCTACTAAATCAGTATTGTATAAAGCATCATTCAATACCTTTTTGCTTTCAGCAGGAGTAAACTTGTGAGCATTCCAATTCTTCTCAAAAATATTCTTCTTGATAACAATAGGCTTTCCGTTTGCCCCTATAGCAGCATCCACATTCTTTGGTATAGCAGGAAGCTCTACATTACGAAAGGCACTAGTGAAGTCTTCATCCGTCAATTCATCAACGGACTTAATCTTATCCAGTTTCAAAGTACCATCCTGATTCAGAGGATTCTCCTGATTATCCTTCAACGAGAACTTAGGAGCATCAGCTATCTCCTGATTGATGCTGTTCACGACATCATCAGTAACAATATCGCCCTCCTGAATCTGCTGAGGTTCACGACCAGCGTTCTTCACAAGTTCCGCTTGCTCTGCTCTGGTCAAGATACGGTTCACCTTCATCGCACCAGTAATCACCCAAGGGTCAGTCTCAGGGTTCGGGTTGGTACGATACATATAATATCCATCAGTAGGCAGATGTTTCAAGCCAGCCAATGAATGCTGATACTTGCCCGATGGATTGATACCCTCTTGGCGAGCTTCCTCCTGATAATCTACATCAGCAGCATACTCCACCTCAGCGAAAACGAAGTTCTTTGGGAAGAGAGTCTTGTTGCCCTCAGCATCCTTGCGATTGAACTGGATAGCGTAAGGCACGACACCAAGATGCCAGCCTGGTCTATAGGCTAGCTTACCGCTACCCCCTTGTGTTCCCTTACCGCCCTGCTTAACCTGAGGTCTGCCAGTCTTGCTTTCTCCAGCAATAGGAGCCGCATCAGCATCGAGCCACACACCGACTGGGGTTTCTGCACCGTCAGGGTTCGCTACCATCGGAGGATAGAGTTTACCATCCTTTAGCACAAATACCTTATATCCGATACCCTTCTTCTTAGGTTCAGGCTTTTGACGTAGAGAGAATGAAACATCTTCGCCAGTCTCGGAGTTTGTCACCTGACCATTGGCAGTCTTCACGTATGCTTGTTCAATGGAGCGGATGATGTTCTTGGTCACATCGCTATACTCAGTACCAAAGAATGCCAACTTAATCTTCTGTAATATCTCATGGATAGCAGCGAGCAGAGGATGAGACATCTTCATGGCGAGAGTATGAGCCAAGTTGAGGTCACGAATCATTTCGCCTACCGCATCAGCAACAACCTCCTCAGCATAGTAATCTCTAGCACGTCCAGAGAATCCTGCATCGGAATATCTCTGCATAGTCTCATCTACCGCCTTGTCGAAGGCATCAGAGCCATAGGTATCAAGCACAAGCTGAGTCAACTCATTGTATGCAGCAGGGTTCAGGTTCTTGATTTGGTGAGTCATTTCGTGACCGAAGATAAACTGAGCACCTTCCGTGATAGAAGAGTCAAGAGTGATGAAAATTGTACGATGAACGTTGCCATCGGCATCCGTAGTCTCCTGAATCCAGCCGTTACCCAACTTGTCTGAGTACTGCCATTGAATGTTAGCACCCATCATCTTAGCCAGTCTCTCGAAAGCCTTGCGAGTCTTCTCGCCCACGATATTGTCAACGACCTTCATATCATCCACCTTATTCTTCTCTACGTCAGCAGCACGCTCGGCAGTTGTCTGCTGCTTGCCATTCTCCTTGGTAGAGAAAGGAAGGTCAGATTCATCACGCTCTGCGCCTAAAGGATTCTCATCAGTAGCATCCTCAGGAACATTTATATTATCATTTATATTGTCATTTATCTTATCATTATCCGTTTCATTAGACAAATCATCAGATTTATTATCCGATTCATTATCCGACTTCGCTTCTGACTTCGCCTTCAACTCAGCCTTTTCATCCGACTTCGCCTTCAACTCGGCCTCTTGCTCAGCCTTGTGCTGCTCAGCATAGGCTGCATTCTCCTGAGCACGTTTCTGCTCTTCAAGTATGTTCTCTGCCTGAGCAATGCGAATATTTTCAACAAAATTCCTTGCTTCCGATGCCTTGAAACCGCTATTGAGTACACTGATAAGAGCATTACGAATATCCTGAGTGTCTAGTGATTCAAGGTTGGATGGACGATTTTCCCATAGGCTATGAACGAGCGCATCTATAGTAGTTCCCTTGCCATCAGCAGCGAGCAACTGAGTCTTAGCAAAGTCTTCTCTGCTCAATCCAGTCTCTTGCTTAACACCCTTACTTGTCTCTGTACCCTCATAGTTGAGAGAGTGAGCACCGAGATTGCTAGCCACATACTCCTCGGCAGTAAGCGGAATCGTATCTGTCACATCAATGCCAGTACCATCATACAGACGATGAAGGAGAGAACCGATAGTTTCTCTATAGAGTTGTGATACAGCCTCAGCATCATCCTTCACAGCACTCTTCAAGCGAGCGAACTTTCTTCTTGCCTTCTCAATGAGTTCCTTTCTACCCTCAGCAGTATCTTCCACCTTGGCAAGTTGTCGCTCATTATAAGCATCACGGATAGCGATAGCAGAGTCATAAGCCGCCTGAGCATCAGCAATAGCCTTCTCCTTGGCATCCTTAGCCGCCTTCTGCTCCACGAAAGTCTTACCCCTCACGGTCATGTTGCTAGCCTTGTCGAGTGCCTTCTTTGCATCAGACACATATCCAGATACGATACTATCTGCATCCTCACCAAACTGATTATCATATAGCTCAGCAGTCTGTGCGGCAGTCAGCTTCGAGAAGTCAGGATTGCCATCCTCCAGCATAGGCACGATGGTTCCATCTTCAAGGGTAATGGCAGGAGCAGTAGGAGTCTGTTCAGTTTCAGGAGTCTCAGCAGATTCAGGAGCAGCAGTCTCCTCAGTAGGAGCAGCAGTCTCGCCATCTATTGTCGGAGTCTCCACCTCTATCTCACCACTATTATCCTCTATCATTGAGGATTCAGGCATAGCTTGTTTGTATTCATCAAGCGACATAGAAGAGATTGTAGCCACATCTTCTTTGTTCACAGCATGAGGAACAATAGTACCATCACTCTTCAACTCAACTACCTTAGCCTTGGCACCAGTATCACGAATGAGGAACAATCTAGAGTCAGGATATTTGGTATTACCATCCTTGCCGAGCACATCAACGAGCACCACGTTACCATTATCATTGAGAATCTGATTGAAGTCAAACGAAGGTTGAGTCTCTTCTGTATTCTGAGTCTGCTGGGCTGCACGTTCCTTCTCCATCTGTTCACGCTCAGCCTTGGCAGCTTCCAGTCTCTTCTGGTCTTCCAAGTCTTTCATCTGCTGCAAGTCTGCAAGCGAATAAGGATTCTCCACCACGTTACCATCTATAGAGATAGCAGCAGTACCATCACCATAGTCAGCCAACACCTCATAGGTATGTTCAGTACCATCAGTATCAGTCACATTGAACTGGGAGCCAACTTCAACGGTTCCATCAATGATGCCAGCCACTTCCTTGATAGCATTCTCTTTAGCATCAGATACCGCCTGAGCCTTCACATCATCAGCAGGGAGTTCTTCACCCAGTTCAGCGAACATCACCGCATCAGCATGTTCAACGCTATTCGTTGTCGGGTCAAAGTAGAGAATCATATCATCGCTATTGCTTACATCAATGGAGCCATCATCATGGGTAGCAACGTTACCACTAATAATATAAACACCATAGTCTTCCAAGCCGCCTGATGCTTTGATAGTAGCGTTACGGACAGAGCCACGACTCTGGTCTGTATACATATCAACTTTCTGTTCTGCCTGATGAGCAGCGAGGTCTACCTTGTCTTGTGCATCATCAACCACACCTTGGTATCGGGCAGAAGACAACTGGTAGTCATAGATAGCTTGGTCAAGTTTATCATCCTGCCCCGTCAGGGATTCCAGTTCCTCATCACTCATGACAGATAGCTGCTGTTCAGAGATACCCAAGGCTGCTGCAAGAGTCTTCATCTGGTCTTCCTGCTGAATCTGAATGTCATGCTTGTCTGCATCATCAGCATCATGCCCCTCAGAATAAGCATTGTCAATATCTGCCTGATGCTGCTCCTCAGGTGTTGTTGGCTCGTTGGTAATCTCCTTGGCATTCATTTCAGCAGTCTTGGCAATATTGTAGCCACGCATCTTCATCAAGTTGATACCATAATTTACAGCTGCATTAATCTGCTCCTTGGTCATGGTATCTCTCTGTCTGAGAATATCAGCCAGCACACCACCCATCTGCTCGTTGGTTGCATTGTCAATCTTATCCTTGATGTCTGCCCAGTTATCGCCCATAAGGTTCTGTGCATCAATATCAGCCACGTTCACCTTGTTGCGGAATCGGTAATACAGAGCACGATTGTAGATACCTTTTACTGGTCGGGAGCCAGCACCCATCGCATACATAGAACCGACAGAGATAGTCATACCACCGATGATGTCGAGTTGTTGTCTAGCATCAAGGAGGTCACTCACCTTACCTTCACCATCCAGCAGGGCATGAAGAGGAATACCAATTTCCTCCTCCATCACTTCCTCAGCGAAACCATTGATACCGAACTTCTCCATCCACTTCTTGGAATTGGTATACCATCCGCTCTTGCCGATATTCTTGAAGAACTCAGCAGAAGCATTCATACCATGTTTCTCCATGAAGTTGACAGCACCCTTCTTGATACCATAGTTGTGACCGAAAAGTTTTTCTGTATAGTTCTCTACCATAGCAGAGGTCATACCCTTATAGAGAGCAGTACCAATAGACTCACCACCCTCATGCAGAAGATTTCCATTCTCATCGAAAGTACCAAACTTATAATCACCCTTCTCATCCTGATACAGATTACCAAGATGTCGCTGCATGATGTCAGCACCAGTCTTCAACGCTTGCTCAGTTCCAGCCATTGCATACGAGCCGATAACATCGCCAGCCACGATACCAGTATTCTTCAAGATGGCAGCACTCACCTTGCCCATGCCACGTTTAGCAGCAAATTTCAAGGCTCCACGACTGATGCCCTTGGTAATACCACCATAACCGCCAGTCAGGAAGAAGTCAGCCATAAATGGGAGACTCTGCCCTGCAATTTTCGTCCAACGATAGACGTTACCCATCTTCTCATCTTCGAGAGCCGTAGCAGCATCCGCACCAAGTTTACTCTTCAGGAGCATCTTATCAGAACCAGAGAGAGGAATATTGTTATCCATCTTTGTCTTGATACGTTCCATCTGCCCCATGATAGCGAAGTCAGTCAGACCGAAATCCCATGTTTTTGCAGTAAATGCAGTATTGTCAAGAGCCTTCAAGGCATCCTCACCCCAGCTACTTGTAGGATATTGTTTCACCGCTTCAAGCGCTCCAATCTGCTCAGTAACCAGAGAAAGAGAGGTTGCCAACTTATTTCTATAGTCACTCTGCTCAGCAGTTCTTCCGTTACTTGCACCGATACTAGCACCATAAGAGAGCAAAGGATTTCCGTGTTGGCGATTATCCTCAGCGATAAGAGCTTCAATCTCCTTCTTTCGGGCATAGGCATCAGCCAATTTCTTGTCAAACTGCTTTTGAGCACCTTCCTCAGTAAGGTAGGTTCCATTCTTGCCGATGTTCTCCTGCAAGTCATAGTTACCTTTCTTGTCACGAACATCAAAGGCAGATGGTATCTCACCAGTATCTACCGCTTCCTGATATGCATTGTTTTGCTGGTCAAGAATAGCTTGTTTCTGCTCAGCTTCAGGAAGAGAATAAACATTCTCATTGTCCGATGTAACGTATGCGCCAGTCTTGCCAGTCTCAGGATTGTAAGCAAAATCATCCTTCACAACATTGTTTGCATCACCACCATAAGGAGTCTGATGTGTACCCAAGTTCACACGACCGAAATCCTTCTGCTGTTTCTGCTTGCGTTGTTTCAGTCTGTTGTATCTGCCAGCATTGTTCATTGTCTGCTGAGCACTAGCCGAGATAGCTGCTGCCCCAGCAGAGAAACGAGCACGGTCAGCAGCACTCATAGGAACACTACCGCCCTTCGCTCTAGATGAAGTCTTACTACGTGGTTCAAAGAGTGCAGAGTAAAAACGCTCATAAGTTGATGGAACATCAAAGTTCTGAGCCTTCAAGTTCTCGTAGATAGCATGTCTGTTATCCGCACCACCTTTTCCGTCTCTTGTCAGAGCACTCTCAAACTTATTGTAATCATCAGGCACATCATAGTTCTGTGCTTTCAGATTCTTGTATAAAGTGTATAATGGTCTTTCTGCCATGATATATATATATGTTTGTTACCAAATTCTTGTTACCAATTCTGTTACCATTTTACGCCAGTCTTCTTCTTGCCACCAGCCGAAGAACCGCCAGCCTTATGTGTTGTATGCTTGCCGCCACCAGACGGTTTACCACCTCCAGCAGAACTACTTCTTCCTTTCAATCTATCCATAATATATCTCACGTTAGTCTGAGTAACATTCTTGATTCTCAACTTTCTTTTAAGTTCATTAATCTTCTTCTGCCCCTCAGGAGTGTCCATCAGGTCGTAGTACTCATACCAATAACCAGCAGTAGTTTGATTACCGCCAGAAGATTTCTGAGCCTTATTAGAAATTCGTCCTTCTCGCAGTCTAGCAAGTGCATCCTGAGCAGCCCAATGGCTTATCTGACCATCAGCAAGCATCTTCTTAATCTTCAACTGATTATCCTTATACTCGGCATCATTGGTATATTTCAACTCACTAAGTTCAAGTCTTCTGTTACCTTGGTCAATTCTCTGCTGCCCTTGGTCATTCTTCACCTTGTTGATTTCGTTCTGCATATCGTGATACCTCACCAGTTCAGCGAGAGTCAGGTTATTCTTCCGAGCTTCCTCATCAAGAGCGAGTGCCCTCTGATACCCAGCCAGCCATGATGCCCGATTCTTTTCTCTCTGAGCATCCATATATGCCTTGCGTTTATTCACCGCCTTAGTCATATCCGACTCAGGATTGTGTACCACTTTAGCACCATTCATAGCAAAGAAGATATTGGCGAGCGCACGAAGACCATCACCAGTAGCAGCGATACGAGCCTTGGTACGCTCCTTCTTCTCTCTGTTCGCCCTCTGCTCAGCAGTCTCATTCAGTTCAGGATTCAGCATCTTATACATATCAGCATAAGACAACTGCTTAGGCTGAGGTTTCGACTCCTCCTTCTTCACGATGGGTACGGAAGGTTTATCCTCCTCATCACTTGGCGCACCCTGATTCACATCTACCCCATTGGCGATGGCTTGTTGAGTAGCGATAGTCTTCTCTCTAGCCGCCTTCATCGTAGGTGTTTCATTCTGAGGAGTGGCAGCATTCATCTGGTCAACCTTCTTGCCAGCCGCATCAAGTTGCTGCTGGGTGAAGACTGGAGCCTGAGTCTGTGCCACCTTCTGTGCGGCATCCACACCACTCTGCTGCTTGTTGAGAACACTCTGTGTAGTCTTCAAGCCATTATTGTTTCGTAACATATCTGATGCTTTCATAGGCTATGCTTTAATCTTCTTTGGCGCATTGTCACCAATCATATTGTTCAAATCATTCGCTACTTGCTGCTGGGTAGGAGCCGCACCCACCTTGGCATTCAACTTAGCCATATCTGCATCGGTAGGCTGTACCACGTCAGGACGAGCCACCTTACTCTTACCAGCACCACTATCAATAGTTGCAGCGATATTGGCGGCAGTACCAGCCACGCCAGCCACCGCATTGGCAGTATCAGCAGCCTTCTCAGCTTCCATACCCATCTGTTGGTTCTGCAACTGATTCTTTCTGTTCATATACTGCTGCTCGATGTTATCCTTTCGGGCATCATTTGCAGCTACAATCTGTGAGGTAGTATCAGCAAGAGTCTTGTTGTTCGCCTCCTTCACCGCAGTAGTAGAATCTTCCGTACCGCCCATTACCGCTTGTCTTCCCTTAGCAGCCTTGTTTCTGTTCTTAATCTGCTCCTGCATCTGTGTGAGCAAGCGAACCGTATCAGCACGCTTGGTCGGGTCGGCATTGTATGTTCTGTCATACCATGCCTGATTTTCTCTCTGTTGCTGGGCAATCATCTGCTCCTGCTTACGTCTCGCCTTGCGGTTAGCTATACCGCCAGCAATACTGCTTGCAAGCCCAAGCCCAGCACCTATTAATGCACCTATCATATATATGAAAATTTAATTATTAATAATGGTACAAAGATACTGATACCATCCGAGATTCGTATTTTATCCGTTTATTTAGGTGGTAAGTTAACGGATAAAGTTTACGTTTGCCAACAAATTACTATCTTTGCACCAAAATAGTTAAAACAATGGCAGCAGATAGAAACACAAAAGGTCAGTTCGAGAAAGGTCGGGCAAAGACTGGAGGTAAACAGAAAGGTTACGAGTCTCCTATCACAAAGGAGTTTCGTGAGTTGTGTGCTGACTTTTCCAGAGAGGCTTGGGAAGACTTCATGGCTGCATGGTATAAGTGTGAGCCGAAGGACAAGGTATCAACTTTCATCAAGATACTAGAGTTTAACTGCCCTAAGCTACAGACCGTCACTCTTGACGATAAGCGTGAGGTTCACAATGCCCTCACCGAGAAGTTGAGACAGATGTCAGAAGAGGAAGGATAAAATATAATTCATAAGAAGAACGTTTGTTTTTTTCATAGGTTTTTGGTTTATAGGTTTTAAGATTGTTAGGATAACGAAATAGGGAATGCGTGAGCACTCCCTATTCTTTTATTCACTATCAGCGACCACCTCTCGCTCTTCTATCCCCAGCCATATCCGTCTTGGAACCACGATTCACCGATGATGGTTTATACCTAATTCCTGATTTCGTATGGCTAGCATCCATACCCTTGCGAGAAGCTGCCCCATACTTCTTATCGTGGGCAGCGTTGTGACGAGCCAACTCCCTACGCTTAGCCTTCTGAGCAGGAGAAGACTCGAACTTAGTATCGTAGGAAGCCTTCCGTGCCCTAGCTGCTGGGTGCGTTCTGTAGTATTCAGCAGATGAACTAGTCATTACTAATCTTCAATAGGAGAATCAGAAGGAACTGCACAATTAGGGAAAGAATCCCAACCATCTTCGGTTACAACAAGCTCCCAGTCCTCAGCAAAAACATCAGATGAAGAAGGAACCCAAGAATCTGCACGACCATCAGGATTGATAATCAACATCTGATTGGTATAATCAATGTGCGCATTCTCACGGCTCAGCAGAATATCCTTAGCTGACTGAGGCAGCGACTGCATCGTAGGAATGATGCCGCCTTCAATATGAGAAGGAATCTGTTTGACTACAAACATACCTTTGCCATTCCATCCCTTGCGTCTTACCGCAAGACCAGACTTCAATGCCTCAATAACCTTACCAAAATCCATTCCGACAAGTTTACGATAAGCATCATCAAACACACTCTTAGGAGACCAAGACGTATATCCGTTCTTATACCCTACTAAGTAGCCATCTTCCTCAACGGTTGCTGGCTTAATTTCTCTACCTAGCACCTTCTGTGCTTCTGTCATAGTCATAGGCATTGCCATAACTACTTTTGTGCCAATATACATTGACATACTACTTGTTTTTTCACACATAATTAAATAATTTAAATTAATATATCTATCTCCAATAAAGTTCACGATGTTCCTTCTTCAACAAATCCCCAGTTCTACACCACCAGTCATTCGGACTCGCTTTAAGATACTCCTCAAACTCAGGGCAGTTCTCTTCGTGAGTAAGATGAGGATGAGAAGTAGGCTTGAACTGATGCACACACAGCAAGTCTGCATGATTGCCGCCATAAATTCTTGGTGGCATAACATCTTTCGCCTGATGCCACACCTTGTTGAGGTCAATGAGTTCTACCCCATCCAGTTCTTTCAGGACATTATCAATCTTACCCAGCACACGATTCAGGACTTCTGCCCTATCCGTGCCACCCTTAGCAATTAACCACTGGGCATCACTCAGGGCACTTCTAATCAACATATCAAGTTCCATAAGCCAAAATTTTAATGTCTTTTCGATTTCTCGATGTTATATTGTTCACAAATGTCGCAATATGCGCCATAAGCCAAGCTATCAACCATTTCGTTGTACTTGTCACCATTGTGACCTTTCACCCAGTGAAAACGAACTCCTGCCAAATGAGCAGAGCATTTCTTGTACAACTCATAGAGGTCAGGATTCTTCATTGGTGGAGTACTCTTCCCCAACACAAGTATGCAGTACTGGCTATCCGTATAAATATCAAGATAAGCACCATCTGGACAAGACTTAGCTGCACTAATGATAGCAAGCAATTCCATACGATTGTTTGTTGTCTGTAGTCTGCCATGATTCTTCATCTTGACAATCTCTCCATCCTTCAATACGATGTAAGCAGAACCTCCTGCCTTATACTTGGAATGGTTGTCACAACTTCCATCCGTATAAGCCACATAGTTCATGCCATTATCAGGAAATGGCTCAACTGGGTCGAAATTTTCCGACTTTTCAGCCAATTTTTCTCTGATTGCTCTAGAGAATTTACCTTTAGCGTTGAACACACCAAAGTTAGCATCTGTGAGAATCATCCAGTTTACTGGTTCCACTCCATTTGCCTTCTTCCACTTCCTTTCATCAAGATAATCATAAAGACTCTTGATGTACTCATCTGTTCCATAGTTCTTCGATATACAATATCTCTTGAACTTCTCATAAGTAGGTTTATCCATAACTAATTGTTTATTATATATTTTCTTTCTTTCAATGTAGGTTACCAAAACAAACATCTAAGCAATTAACAGAAAAATCCGTCAGGGATTCCTCCAATACTCATGTCTCTCTGAATAACCTTTTCACTCTGCTTGCCATAGATAAGATGCCTGAATCCATCGGTCACCGCCCTATTAGCGATAGAGTAAGTACAAGCAAGGACTACAAATCCAAGAGTGCCGACAATAAAGTCTGCCTTGGGTTTTCTCGTTCTCAACAAAGTTCTCTTCGTTTCTTCCTCATTCCTGATGTCAAAGGAATGTTTCTCGGCAAGAGTAGAATTAATCTTACCACTGGCAATAAGTCTTTTCTTTATTCTCGAAACAGAACTACTACTTGTATTGAGAGCCTTCTGAAATTGCTTTATTGTGATAGCTTTACCTTTGGCACCGACCTTTTCACCCTCAGGTGCTTTCATACAACAGTCCTTATGCTCGGCAGCACAAATCTGAAATTCAAAAAGTTTCTCGTTTATAAGATTGAATAATTCCTTCAAGGTATAATCTTTTACCTCAAACTTACATACCATAGCACCACGATACTCACGACCCTTTCGAGTCCACTTTATCGTATTGTCACGGAACGAAGAGACAATAACCTTGTTTCCGTCTACCGAAAACAAAGCATCATCTTTCATGTCTTGAATAAGTCTTTCTGCTTTTGGTTTACCAATATGTAATCCTTTCCTCAATTTGTATTCCGTAACATTCCACATTACAGAATTGCTATGCTGCATCTTTATCCAAATAGCAACAGCAAGAAGTTCCTTCATGCTCTTACTTGAAGAGTATGCTTTCAAAAGTTCTATGGTTACATTTATATACTGCATAACATAAAAAAGAGTCACAAAGTCTTGGTTGCAGCAAGAACTAAGGGACTCATATCTTGTAGGCTTACGCCTTGAAAGGAGGACTACTTTATCCAGCCAATCTGCAACATTGACGATGCAAAGATAGAAGCAATTTTTGAAACTACCAAATGTGAAAAAATATGTAATTCGTTAATCTGTAAGATATTCAGATTTTAGGTATACGCTTGGTGTGCAGTAGACATACAAATGATTACAAAGTTAAAGTAGGTTAAAGTATATTGGGCATTCAAGTTTATTTTGTTACCTTTGTAGCGAGCAAAACAAGCGATTTAGTTTCTTTAACTCTTTTATGTTACTATTTTGTTACTCGATAAAAACAGACCATTTCTAATAGTATTGACTATCAATAGGTTACAAGGTTCAAATAAGCATTCATAATGTTTTTGTATAATATGAGAAGGAGTGCTTGTGAAAGTACTCCTTTT